ATGACCTATACGCAGCGGCGAGCGTGGACGCGCTCCGCGAGGTGCTCAACCGAGCCTCGCCGCTGACACAACTGGAGCACAGAACTTGCACACCGACCTGACCACCCCATATAACTAATTGATACCAGGGCTGAATTTCTCATTTTAAAAGAACCGATAGTTCAGCCGGCCAACTCAGCCCTGGTATTGATTTTATTGGGTTTTTTGGCGTTTTTCGCGGTTCTTTTGGTAGAGCGAATTACGCCTGTGATGACTCGGTGAGCCGCTAACTGGCTCTCTTTTTCAAACACATTGACACTTTTTGGGGTCAGAATGGAAATGCAACCACAGGGCGTGAAAGCCCGCGTCACCGAACTCTATTATGAAGGGTACACAGCGTCAGAAATCTATGAACAGGTCGGCCATCGTATCGGCCTGGACACCATCAGGGTCTATGTCAACGAGGTCATGCGCAGCCCTGACGCGTCGAAGCGGAAACACCGGACACCGATGGTCAAGCCCGGCCCGACGGCGATCAAGGATGCCGACACCACTCCTGAAGCCCGATCTCTTGGCGGGATGCTGCAGACCTATCGACTGAGAGAAACCGGCCTCCAGCCGGCGGTGTTCTGTGATGAGTTTGATTTCGCGAACCCCCAGTGGCTCCGGCGTATGGAGTCAGGCAGTTGGGACTTCCGTATGAGCGAGGTCAGACGCCTCTCAGGTGTGTTGGGAACCTCGGTAGGAGATATCTACCGAAAGATTGCCGACGCTTGTGACAGGTCCGACACAGTAGCAATAGCTAGGGAGGAAACCCATAATCAGATCAGGATCTAAATGGTTATAGATTGCAACCAGTTGTTTCATGTAATTCGAAACTACCACAAGACTATACCACAGCACGAGAGGGAGCTGGCGCTTTCGCGCCAGCTCCCTGCTGTGTTGGATATACCGAGAACCTCTCTTGAAACTCGGAGATTTCTTCCGATTTTCATTCAACATGAGACCAAACGCTATGCTCAGAAACGACACGCCAATACTGGCTCAGGACCTCATTGACATCGAGCTCAGGATGGCTCCGCTGATAGCTGAGGCCGACGAGATCAAGGATAAGCTGCGCGACCATGCCATCACCCTTGGCAAGGGGTTCGACGAGCCAGGTGTCGGGGGCAAGGTAAAGGTCTCGAAGGAGGCCAGGCGGGAGTTCCGCGGGCGCAAGCCCCAGTTCGACGCGACCAAGTTCATCGACCTGATCCCAGCACTGCAGGACAAGATCATCGCAGCCGGGGTCGTCACCTGGGTGGATGATTACTCGTCCCCCCGCAAGCCCTCGGTGACGGTCGAGCTCGATGATTGAGGTCGACCGTTACGGCCTGCACTGGGTCTCAGGCCTACCCTTCCTGGTTGAGAAGGACCAGGCAATGTGCCTGGCGCCAGGGATGGAGGCCATGCCGGCCCAGTTCAAGGTCCGCAACGGTCAGCCTTGCCCGCACAACCTCATCCCGGCGTTCGGCGCGACCGACGGCGAGATCAGGGCGTCACCCTATCTGAAAGCCTTCGCTCCCATCCCGGATGGGGGCGCCTACTACATCGAGGACCTGCCCGATGATGCCGCCGCGATCACCGCCGGCCAGAACCTGTTCTGGCCCCGGTTCCGCGGCGACTTCAGGAAGCTGATCCGGGAGCTGACGCTCACCAACCTGGCGCCGCTGATCCTGACCGGCTTCGGCATCAAGGACCACATCTTCCTCGATGATCTCAACACCCTACCCCGAACAAGAACCCTAATTTTCAAGGATGGCGTCAAGAAAAACTGGATGTCTCCGGTCAAGACCAGGCAACTGGCACAGTTCAATATCAACAACGGATGGAGGCTTTTGAAACAACATGTACAACGTCAGATGGATACCGTTTGATCTCGCCGACAAGAACGACCACCCATTGGAGTGGTATGAGAAGTCTAGAACCTGTTCCAACGAGACAGAAGCTTTCGAGTTTGCCAGCAAGCTTGGCAAGTCGGCCAAGATTTTCTTCGGACATCAATTCATTTGTGAGGTGACCCCTGATTATTCACGTCAACAGACAGTTCATCGCCCAGAACGCTAAGGACGGGCTCAACCGGCCGGTCTACACGGTCAAGCACAAGGGCAAGACGACCTATGCTCACGGCATCAAGATCGAGGGCGGGGTCGTCGAGCTGGTCGATCCTCGCACTCACAACCAGCTCTCTTGCGGAGCCAGGGCCTGGCTGGAGGTGACCGGCGGCCAGGTCGAGCTGATCGATCCCTGCACGTTCGCGGAGGCGCGAGCGTGAATCAACTTCGGCCCGACCAGATAGAAGACCTGGCGCTGCTGATCTCCAACCCGAAGTTCATGCTCCTGAACGAGCCCGGCACCGGCAAGACGCCGACGGCTTGTGTCTACACCGAATACCTGGTGACGCGCATGAACATGGGCGTCATCTGGCTCCAGCCGCTCTCCATCATGGAGAAGAACCGTGACGAGCTCATCAAGTGGACCGGGCTCCGGTGCGCAATGGTGACGACCAACGACGTTCCCGACGACGTCGATGTCCTCTTGATGGGACCGGAACGGTTCAGGCGGGTGTGGCAGGACATCCCCAAGCGCTTCAAGGCCATCATCGGTGACGAGTGGCACATGATGTTCGGCGGCGCCACCAGCGCCAGGACGACAGCCCTCTTCGACTTCATGCGCCGGCAGGGCACGCACGTCCTGCCGATGACCGGCACCCTGATCAACGGCAAGCTGGACACGGCTTTCCCGGCCGTCCAGCTGATCGAGCCCCGCTACTACGGCGACTACAGCCAGTTCTGCAACTACCATCACGACGTAGATCCTTGGACCGGGAAGCTGGCCGGTTACCGGAACCATCAGAAGCTGCGGTCGATCATGCTGCAGCACGGCCAGCGGCGGACGTTCGAGGACGTCTATGGTCCTGAAGCAAAGATTATACAGATAGAATCTGTATCTTTGCTGCCGGCGCAGCGGGAGATGTACGAGACCTTCGAGGAACAGGCCTACCTGGAACTCGAGAAGTTCGTCATCGATGGCACCCTACCAGGTACGGCCTTCATCCGATCGCGCCAGATCCTGGAGCATCCCAACAACTTCCCGGACCTGACCAACCCCAAGGCCCCGCCGATCGACATCCTCGCCGGTGAGATATCCGGCAAGGAGGAGCGGCTGGAGATCCACTTCCAGGATCACCTCAACACCGGCGAGCCACTCGTGGTGTTCTCGGCCTTGATGCCGCAACAGCGTCGCATCCTTGAACAGGCCAACCGAATGGGGCTCCGCTTCCGTCTGATCAACAGCACGGTCCTACCGTCCGAGCGTGCTCGGATAGATGAACAGTTCAGGGCTGGTGCCTTGGATGGTATCGTCTGCTCACCTCAATGTGCTTCAGTTGGTTTCAACTGGCAACTTCTCAATGGAAAGGAAATTGAACATGTAATCTTTGCGTCCATCGACTTCATGGACACATCCTTTATTCAGGCGTATCGACGTTTCATCCGCGGTAAACGACAGAGACCTCTTCGCATAACGATGCTGAGGTATAGAGACACGATCGAAGACCGCATCTATCAGATCGTCGAGCAGAAATCCCAAGAAGCATACCTTGTCGATGAGACAAGACCTGTACTCGAATTGAGTTAGTACAACTCCGTTCAGGTACCACTAGCAAATCTACCCAGCATCACCATATCAGGTTAGGCTCAGGGACAGCCAGTCCTTGGGCTTTTTTTAACCTGACCTAACTCTTCTCAAGGAAACACGAACTTTGTCCAACCAAACCTCTATTGACGCCGCCATTGCCGCCGCTTCCGCCGCCGCCAAGGCCGCCGTCCCTGCCACCATCGATCAGACCAGCACCGCTCTCGCCACCGTCCAGCCGGGCAAGGCGCGCTCGATGCTGACCGCGCTCGAAACCACCGGCACGACCGCCGACCTGTGGGTCAAGGTCGACGCCAGCGGCATCAAGCTCGGCTCCGATCACAAGATCTACGAGAACTTCACCGCCAAGATCGAGCTCGACAAGGTCAAGGCACCCTACGCTCTGCGCTACAGCGTCAACGACTCCGCGACCTACAAGAAGTCTTACGACGGCGTCGTCTCAACCGACGGCCGCCCGTGGGCAGAAGTGGTCGCCGAGGGCAAGCGTATCGATCCCAAGGCGACCGTCTATGACGCCGTCGAGGTGATCATGACCCTCAACGAGCCCCTGCAGAAGAAGGACGGCTCGATCATCGAGGCCGGTACCCAGATCGGCTACCAGACCGCCCCCACCGGCTTCCGGAACTTCAAGAGCTGGTATGGTGACGCCGTCTCGGCCTTCGGCCCCGACGCCGAAGTCACCGTCCTCGTCGGCTACGAGGTGAAGTCGAAGAAGGGCAACAAGGACTGGGGCGTCTGCACCTTCGAGACCGTGCAGTAAGCGTACCAGGCGCCCTGCCGCTTAACAGTTCCACAGGGCGCCTTCCCGCCCCCCAGGTTGTGTCGCGACCTGGGGGGTTTTCTTTGCCAATTTACAAGGAAACCAATGGCTTCTGTCGTTATCGATGGAAAATCCTTCAACGGCAATAACATCACAATTCGGAACGGACGGGTGACCGTCGATGGCGTCACTCAGGATGGCACCCTTCACGGTGTTGTCGAGGTACGCGTGGTCGAGGGTGTCCTCGCCAAACTGGAATGTGATGCATCCGTAACCTGTGGCGACGTCTGCGGAAGTGTTTCCGCCGGCGGATCAGTCACATGCAACAACGTCGGCGGGCACGTCTCAGCCGGTGGTAGCGTTAGGGCAGCCGGAAAAACCGGCGGCAACACCTCGGCCGGCGGCAGCGTCCGCATCGGCTAACAACTCAAGGACAATTTATGACTGACACTCAATCTGTAGCAGCTGACCAGCTGAAGTCCCTCGTCGAGCGTATCGAGCGCCTCGAAGAGGACAAGAAGGCGATCTCCGATGACATCAAGGAGGTCTACGGCGAGGCCAAGGCCAACGGCTTCGACGTTGGCGTCCTGCGCACCATCATCCGTCTGCGGCGTCTCGCCAACGACGAGCGTATGGAGATGGAGGCGATCCAGGAGCTCTACCTCCAGGCACTCGGCATGCCGACGTGACCGTCGTCCGTCTCATCCAATTCACACTTCTGGCGGCGGGGATCTTCCTCGCCGCTCAGGCTGTTGGCACGGTGGTGCTGATCATCAAATCATCATTTGGATAATTTTCATGTACGATCTTACGGATAAAATCAGGGAAGTCGTTTTCACAACTGTTGCCATTTGTGCAGCGGCGATTGTCGTCAAATTCACGATCGATATCCTTCTGTCGTGACAATCCACATTCATGACGCCAACGGCGTCATTCGTCGCAGCCTGGAAGCCGACCGTATGGGTCGGTTTCCTCGCTCCATCTTCACCCGCATGACCACGGTCGACGAGCCCAACGTGTGGGTCTTCGACGGCCGCAACTCGCTCGCCAAGCGGCGGGAGCTGTATCCTGCTTACAAAGACGGGCGTAAACCTCCGCGCGAAGACTTCTATCCCATGCTGCACTTCATCAAAGAGGTGCTCGCGTTCACGCGCGCCATCGTCGTCGAGGTGCCGGGGTACGAGGCGGACGACATCGTGGCGACGCTCGCCAAACGCTACGAGCCGGCCGGTGTCCACATCAACTCAAACGACCGGGATTTCCTGGCCCTCCAGAACGAAAGGATCAAGTGTGATGCTACTCCCCTCACTGGTGTTGAGGCTTCTGAAGTACGCCTCTACAAAACTCTCGTTGGTGATCCGTCGGACAATATCAAAGGACTGAAAGGGTTCGGGCCGAAGGCCTGGGAGGGTCTGAACCAGGAAGACCGTGTCTACCTGCAGCTATGCTTCCAGCATGACCTGCCCCCAGGTGCTACCGCTGACAAGGTCATGCAGCGTATCCAGGTTGAGTGGTCTACCCTCAAGACCTACTGGGATATCGTCGGCTTTTACGACGTCGATCTCAAGCTGATCGAAGACCATATGGTCATCGGCAGCAACAACGTCGCCGAGGGCGACGCCTACCTTAAGAGGTTTCATCACTGATGCTATACATGATTTTCGGCCTCATATTTCTGAAGGCATTCACTGATCTGTCAATCATGGGATGTTTGGTGGTCCTCATCATATTGGGGGCTATTCGCGAGATTCTTTCATGATTAAATTCTTGAGGTATTTGATTGATTACTTTACCAAACTCGGTTCTCGTCGACTGTCGGAATTTTACGGATCTGAGATCCAGTCTGATCCAGAAAGTGGCGTCCGCCAACCACATCGGCTTCGACTTCGAGACGGAAGACGACGGCCGACATGACGGACTCAACCAGTTCTGCGGCTACGATCCGGTTACGAGAAAGAAACCGAACGGACGCAAGCTCGTCTTCGATATGCGACGGACGAACGTCTGCGGGTTCTCGATTTATTGTGACGGAGACGATACGGCCTACTATTTCAATCTGGCCCATTCTGACACCACAAATCGACTTGAGTTTGCCGATGTCGAGCCGATACTCAAGGCCAAGAGCCCCGAAGCTTGGTGGATCGCCCACAACGCCGCCTTCGAGCTGACGGTCGCCAAGAACTGTTGGGACTTCGAGCTCGGCCAGAACATCCTCTGCACCATGCAGATGGCGGTGTCGGCCTGGGGTCCAGATACCTACAGTCACGAGGACTGGATGGGTATCGGCCGAGGGGGCATCGAGGTTCTGTTCCCTGATCTGGTGCGCGCCTCGATCACAGGCCTGCCCAACCCTGATAACATGGACATGGATGCCGAGCTCTCCGAACTCGTGCGGAAGGTGCTCGCCAAGGACAGCGACGCCGCCCATTCCTGGAATGGTCTCGTCAGATCGATAGCCTTCGGCTACGGCCTGAAGAAGATCGTCGCCAATGTGTTCGGCCACAAGATGATGACGTTCGAGGAGTGCCTCCGCGGGCGGGCTCATATGGGCCAACTCACCGGTGACGAAGTAACTAGTTATGGAGCGGATGATGCCTTCTGGGCCGTCAAGGTGTTCCACTATCTGACCCAGTACATCATGGATCACGGCGGTGTCGATCTCCTGCGGACCTTCTACATGCAGGAGAACCCGATGGTGCAGATGTTCTCGAACATCTGGCGCGGCGGCATGCGGGTCAACGCCGAGGCTATCAGCGATGCCCGAAACCTGGAGCGCGAGAACACGGCCGAAATCCTGCGCAACCTGAAGGCTGAGGTCAGCAACCTGCTGCCCTTCCCGGCCGAACCGAACGAGGCCATGGTCGAACAGGAGAAGTGGTATAAGTCCAACTGGAAGAAGTATCGCCAGAACATCGAGCGCTGGGCTCTGTCTCCAGACAGCGACGACGCCTTCGAGCAGTGCTACCAGGTGCGCAGCCCGGTCTCGAATGCCTGGGCGGCGGAGCTCGGCAAGCCTGAGAGCGCCGGCCCCAACTTCGCCCACTACATGCCGGTTCGCGTCCTTCTCTACGACCTGATCGGCGCCAAGCTGATCAAGAAGCAGGGAAAGATCCAGAGCGACGGCGAGGCCAGGGGTAAGATCCAGGACCGCGTCGAGGGTTCGGCCAAGGAGATGATCAAACTCCTTGGCGAGCTCGCCAGCGTCGACCAGCGCATGAAGCTGTACATCCAGCCCTACATGCTGCTGACCGACCAGGAGACAGAGCGGATGTATCCGGTGGTCAAATCGGAACTGGCGACCAGACGCATGTCGGCTGAGAACCCGAACGGGATGCAGCTCGCCAAGCGTGGCCCCTCGACCTACATCCGCAGCTTCTTCAAGGCGGACGAGGATGATCACGTCATCGTCGGCGAAGATTGGTCGGCGGTCGAGCTCGTCGCGATCGGTGAGGCCAGCGGTGATCCGAAGTTCGTCGATGCCTACAAGCAGGTGCCCCACAAGGACCTGCACGTCGGCACCACCGCGGCGGTTCTGGAAATGGAAGTGCCGGGCCTGACGGAGGACCAGTTCAAGTCGTTCAAGGGCATGACTGAGGGCATGGCCAAGGACCTGCCTCCTACCCTGCGGACGGACTTGAAGGGCCAGCCGATCCATCACGAGAAGATCTACGGCTACTGGCGAACCGAGATCGGCAAAGGTGCCAACTTCGAGTACTTCTACTCAGGCTGGCTCAACCGTGTGTCGGAGCGTCTGGGCTGGGATATGGAGACGACCGGCGAGGCCGTCGAACGCTTCCGTGACCACTTCCCGGTCGCAGAAGCCTGGCGCCTCAAAATCATCGAGGAGGTCAAGGAGAACGGCTTCATCACTCTCCCTGATGGTCACAGGTATACCAGATACGAGGCAACTCGTGACTGGGGGCATGAATGGCTGCATAAATTCCAGGTCCACGGCAACGACGCCGTGTTCGGGAACTACAACCGGGTCGTGAACTTCATGGGCCGGAAGATAGCCAAGCGTGCCGGCAACCAGACGGTCAACGCCCGCATTCAAGGCTTCTGCGCGGCTCTCGCCAAGCGGACGGCGCTCAGGATGCAGGAGAAGATCGGCCACGAGCCCGGCATCCGGTTCATGCTGCCGATCCACGACGAACTGGTCTACTCGGTCCACCGCGACCTGGCTCCGGACTTCATCCCGCTCCTGCGCGAGACGATGTGCTCACATGATGACTGGTTCAAGACCTGTCGCTTGGACGCGGCTCCGTCTGTCGGCCTGAGCCTCGAGCCTTGGGGCGCCAAGGCACCGATCGGCCAGGTCGAACTGATGGAGCCACCGGCGGTGATCGTCGGGCCTGAGAGGGCCGGCAGGCCTCTGGATAGGGCTGGGATTGTCGAGGTCATTGACTACCTTTTCGAAAAAAGAGCATCACTTTGAACGACATTAAAATTCAGAAACACAAACTCGCTATCGCGAACGCCAAGGAGTTCATTCGACGTTCCGAGGCGGCGATCAAACAGCTGAAGGAAGACGAGAACTCCTGGTTCCGATCAAAGAAAAATTCAGCAGCCCTACGTGCCAGTCTCGATCTCAGTGAGAGCCTGGTCGATCTCAGGAGAGGTAACTACATCGCGTGACAATCATAGCAAGAATCATCGCAGACAGTATCAGTGAGGCGGGTGACCGCCTCACCACCATGCAGCTACGCTATCCGCGCTGGATACACGCGGAAGGGCGGACCCACCGCATCATCAGTATGGGCGAAGAGGACACGATCTTCGAGATCAAAACCCCCTCGCTCATGGAAGACCCGAACCTATCCAGGAACGCCTCGTCCTCACGAGCCATTCCCACCGAGCGTTTCATCCAAGACGTTCTCGAAGACACTGCCTATCCTGTTTGGTGGGGCAAGAACCAGCCTGGTATGCAAGCTCGCGAGGAGAACAATGAGTTCGTCGAGATGGTCGCTCAGTACGACATGAACGACCAGCTTGACTACCAGCTCCTCAAGCTGACCCGCGAGGACGGTTTTGAGGCGGCTCGCGACTATGCAATCATGGTAGCGAGAGCGTACGCCAAGGCCGGCTACCACAAGCAAATCGTCAATCGGTTCCTGGAGCCCTACAGCCACATCAACGTGCTGGTCTCGGCCACGACCTGGGACAACTTCTTTGAGCTGCGGGACCATCCCGACGCGCAGCCTGAGATCCAGGAGCTGGCTCGGGCTATGAAGGCGGCGCTGGAGGGTTCGACGCCTGTGTACCTGATGAACGGGAGCTGGCATCTGCCTTATGTCGATCTCGGAAGCGAAGAAGGGGGGCGCATCGAGTGGTGGGCGCGGAACATCAAAGATGACCGCCACTCCGGGTATTCCCCACAACTTCCACCTGAAAAGTGGATGCACCGAACGGTTCTGCTCGGCCAGCAGATCTCGGTCGCCCGCTGCGCCCGCGTCTCGTACCTGACGCACGATGGTAAGGAGCCTGACATCCAGAGCGACCTGGCGCTCTATGACCGTCTCGTCGGGTCCAAACCTCTCCATGCCTCTCCGGCCGAGCACGTCGCGACGCCGATGCCTGGACGGTGGGGGAACTTCACTGGCTGGAAGCAGCACCGGCAGTTTCTGGAAGAAATCGACCAGAGTTAATATAACTCCAAGTTGCACTCATGTCGGGGATGCCCATATCCCCGTCATGAGCAAGAACACCGGCAAGCCCACCGAAAAGGAATTCGAAGACCGCTTTGCCCGCCTGGGCAAGGCTGCCTTCCTATACCGCTTCGTTGACGCCGCTGAGGTTCGCGGGAGAACCGGCAAGATCGGTTTCACTCGCGACGCCCCGGCAGATTATTTGATCACGCAAGAGGGTGTAACCTCTTACGCCGAGGTCAAGTCCACCAGCGATCCCACCGCATTTCGTTTCAGCCTGTTGAGGCAAACGCAAAGCGCAACCGCAGCTATGGTGCGGATCGCGGGCGGTCTGTACGACATCTACGCCCACCATATCCCGACAGGGACTTGGTACAAGTTCCCTTACAGCCTGGTTCAGGCGGTAAAGGATGCCGGCTCTGGCTCTATTCCGTGGAAGAAGCTGGAGAATTTTATTTGGTCAATTTGAAAAAGTGGTACTCGCTTCCCGTATACGTCAGAGAAAGGATCGCCGCCATTAAGGCCCTAACCAACATCCCCAAGAATGAACGCAATCGTTTGATCTCGGAGACGTTGGCGGAGCACGAGAAGAACAAGGCGGTCAATGTCTGACATCGTTGCGTTCACCGACATCATGGTCGACATCGAGACTGGCGGCACCGACCCCAGTCACTCTCCCATTCTGCAGATCGCCGCGGTCAAGTTCGACCTGGCGACCAAGCAGGTGGACGCCACCTCGATGTTCGACCGCTGCCTGCGTATCCCGGAGGGTCGCTTCTGGGATGAGTCCACCAGGGCCTGGTGGGCCAACCAGAACCAGGCTGTGTTCCAGGACATCGTGTCCCGAGCCGAAGACCCGAAGACGGTCCTGATCGCCTTCGCCGACTGGGTCGGATACCAGAACCCCAAGCCGGTGAAGCTGTGGGCGAAGCCCATCAGCTTCGAATGGGCCTTCATCCAGGGCTACTTCCGGCAGTTCGAAGTTCCTAACCCGTTCCACTACCGGTATGGGCGAGATCTCAACACCTACCTCGAAGGGAAGGGCGTGGAGGACCCCTTCAAGTTTGCAAAGACCATTCCATTCGACGGTGACGCGCACAACGCGCTTCACGACGTCCTCAACCAAATCAAGGTTCTTTTTTCATGTTGATGCTTCACTTCGCGCTGTTGGGCGCAATCAATCCCAACCTGACCGTCGGCCCGCGTCTGATCAACACCGACGGCGTCCTCGCCTTCCACCTGGCGATCTATGACGAGGTCACCACTGAGCTCGTCGCCTACGAAGGTGAGCCGATCGAGATCTCGGCCACGAACCTGGACGACATCTACGCCATGGTCGACTTCCTCGACGAGGCCGCCGACCTGCCGATCTATGTCGCCGGCGTGCCTGAGGAAACCGATTTTGCGTAAGTTCCTGCTCAAACTGGCCCTGGCTGTCGGCCTCGGCACGGCTCTCGTCTGGTTCACATACCCGGCAAAGGCCCTCACCCCACTCGGCATGATGGTCCAGATGGATCGCTGTCCGAACGTCGCTTTGCTGGTTCAGACGCCGAAGGCGCTCGCCGCCTTCGACGCCTGGGACAAGAAGCAGATCGACGACCAGCAGCTTGACGAGGCTCTCGGCGGCAAGGCTGGCGACTTCATCAAGAAATGCACAGGAGGACGTGACGCTTGATCTTCAAAACCCTCGGCGACCCCCACCTGGGGCGCCAATTTATGAACGGGGTGCCATTACATCGCCGAGGTGAGAGAGAGGCCCAGCAATGGGCCTCTTTTTCGTCCGAGCTTCGATCCGGCGACGAAAAGATCCTCGTCTGCATGGGCGATCTGTTCGACAAGCCCATTGTGCCGAACGAGGTGATCGTCAAGGCCGCCGACGCTGTCATCGATGCTTCAATGCACCGTGAGATCATTATCCTCGCCGGCAACCACGACCTGGATCGAGATCTGACCAAGGTCTCGTCGTTCGACATCTTCGACCGCCTGGTCGATGCCCGGATCGACTCGATCCGCGTCATCACCAAGCCATGGGTCTGGAAGCCATACGGGCTCGCCTTCTTCCCCTGGAACCCAATCAAATCCGCAGAGGAGCTCGTCCTTGAGACAGACCTGCACGGTGTACACACTGTCTTTGGGCACTGGGATGTCGATCTACGCTCGCCGGCCCATAACCTCATCCCCACGAAGCTCCTGGCAGAACGGGGAGTTTATAACGCCTACACCGGGCACGTTCACCTGCCCGATCAGTTCGAGCGAGATGGAGTGTCCGTTACGGTCACTGGGAGTATGCTCCCTTACGCCCATGGAGAGGACGCCACCGGCGATACCTACATCACCGTGAGCCTCACCGAGCTGCGGTACCTACGCCCGGAGATCCTGCGCGACAAGTGCGTCCGTGTGGTCCTCGAGCCGGGAGAGACGCTCGACTTCGACGTCGACTGCCTGCAACTCACCGTCAAGCGCCTCGACGGAGAGGTGGCTGACATTGCCGTCACCAGCGAGGCGTTCGATTTGGACAATCTCTTCAAGCTGGTGTTCTCCGAACATACAGTTCCTCCATTGATTGCGGAACAATGTCTGAGACGGTTCAAAACGATTGGCGCCTGACGGCGCTGCAAATGATGCTCGACCTACCCCTGGTCGATGCTGAGAGGGCGGTCCTGACTGCCCTGGTCGACTCCCACAAGGCGGGTTCCTATTGGGACACACTCTACCGGTTGGAGGCGGCCTGGGAACAAGCTGGCTCCGACCTCTCCATCCTGATCCAAAACATTTGCGCGAAGGCCCGCGAGGCGGGTCTCGATAAAACCTTTGAGGATTTGAAACGAAATGTGTAATTCTGTAACTGCTATCAAAACGGTTATGAGTAACTACGTTGATCTTTGTCCTAATGGGTTCGCCTATAGAATGGATGACCCGGCATTGACGGATCGCGAATTCATGACAAGTGATCGCTACGTTCAACAATTTGACCGTTCGGTGGAATTTCTCAATCAAGTTAAGCGAACCAAACATGTTCAATATGGGATTTCTTCTTATAGTTGGAAACATGTGGCTGAAAATTGGCACAGACGAAAGAACGTTGATCCGGACGGCGATTATTATATAAGCAGCGGTATGTTTATAGCGGCTGCTATCTCCATGGGTTTTCTAATCAAGAAGACCGATAGCCCAAATGTTATGCTCAACATATCCAAACGATCGGATAAAGTGTGATCTGGCATCCCCCGTCTGACATCCCCAACGTGGCCGAGGGTCGCGTTGGGACCTACCTGATCGCCTTCACCTCCAGGTATAATGACAAGAAGTTCGTCCGCGAGGCTTGTTATCTGAACCAGTATCCGCTGGAAGATGAAGACGGCACCCTACCATACGACCCCAACGGCGAGGCCGAGCCGGCCTACACCGGCTGGTACTTCTGCGGTGACTCGCCTCACTACGACGAGTTCTATTCGCCGGTTCGCAACGATATCGACGGCTGGGCTGAAATGCCGGCTCACCCCGGCACTGTGATCGGCCCTGTTACATTCGTAGGAACATTTTTCGATGCTGACATCTCTGGACTACTCAGTCACTTTTCCGTCGACCGGACGGACACTGTCCAACTCGATTGATTTCAAGACCGGCGTCGGCCTGATCACCGGCCCGAACGAGAGCGGGAAGTCGCTCATCGTCGAGATGATCCGCTACGGCCTGTTCGGGAGCGAGGCTCTGCGCGGGCCGGCGGACGACTACCGCACTCTCCGCATGAAGTTGGTCTGGTCCCTCAGGGACCACACCTACATCGTCGAGCGTAATGGCCGGTCGGCCGACCTGTTCAAGGATGACGTCCAGATTGCGACAGGGGTTCGACCTGTCAATTCTAAGATCCAGGAAATCCTGGGATTTGGATTGGACGTCTTCGACATCTCCTGCGTGACGAACCAGGGGGACGTCGAGAAGCTCGTCTCTATGCGACCGGGCGACCGGAAGTCGATGATCGACCGGGTCATCGGCGTCGACAAGATCGAGGCCTTGGCCAAGTGGTCGGGCGACGAGGCACTGATCCGTCAACGCCAGATCGCGCTCGAAGAACCCCGCCTGGTGGAGCCAGTCGCGCCCGTGACGCCGGCGACCTACCAACCGTCGGACGCGATCCAGGGCCAGCTCCTGGCCCTAGTCAGGTTCAAGGCCGAGTACGACCAGCTGGTTGGCTGGCTCTCGCACGAAAAGCGGGAGCCGATCCAGCCGGTCGACACCCAGCCGGACTACAGCTTGGACTACATCATCGAGATCGAGGCCAAGGCTGCGGAGAAGGCTCGGCTCATGAAGGAGCTGGTCACCCTTCCTAAACCATCCGAGTGGAGGGAAGAGGACTTGGTCCGTGCCGAGAAGCAGATCGAGGCTTGGGAGTTGTGGCAGGAGCGTCTGCGCTTCGAGCAGCGTCACCCTCGACCTGATTTCAGCAGGTCCGAGCTAACGTTGGAACAGACGGCTATCGACCGAAAGGCCGAGCGGGCGCAGCTGATGCGGACGCTCATGAACCTCCACCGCGGTGCAGTTACCTGCCCCTGCGGCCGGGAGTTCGAGCTGGAGCACGCCAAGATAGCCGAGCTACAGCAGCGGCTTGACAGCCTTCCGGCCTTGGAGGCGACCATGACCCAAGCTCTGATCAACGAGCAGCTTCATCGACACGTCGACTGGGAGTCCACCGAGACGCAGGTCGCCTACGAGTTCCATGAGAAGGCAACCTTGATCGAGAAGCCGTTCCTGGACCGGAAGGGTGTGGCGCAGATGCGACGCATCAACGAGCTCGCCGGCCGTCGGCCCGAGATTGAGGCGGCGATCAACGCTATCGGCCACCTCCCGAACGTATCTCGTTCGGAAAAGGAACGGTACCTCGCCCAGGCCGCGGTCTACGATGAGGCTGTCGCCTCCTACCAGCTCTGGTTCGAGGAGTTCCAGCGGCGGTCGGATAGGATGGAGGAACTTCGTCCGTTCATCGCTCAGATCCCTGGCCTGCAGAAGGACCTGCTGGTCAGTCAGAACTTCGAGATGCAGCTGGCCGCCTACGAGCGGGATCTGATCCAGTATCAGGCTGCCAAGCTGCAGCTCGACGCGCTCAAGGACGAGGCGACCGGCTGGCGTGCCTGCCGGGCGGCGATGACCGAGCTCAGGTCCCGCATCAAGGCCTACCTGGTCCCGAGCTTGAACCGGGTCGCCAGCCACCTCCTGCATCAGATGACCGGAGGTTCTCGGCAGACGATCACGGTCGACGAGGATTTCGACACCATCTTGGTCGACGGTCAGAGTATCGACACACTCTCCGGCTCCGGAAAGGCGTGTGCCAACCTGGCCCTGAGAGTGGGGTTGGGACAGGTCCTCACAAATAATGTGTTCTCATTGTTCATCGGGGACGAGATCGACGCCTCAATGGACGAAAATCGAGCCAAGAATACGCTCGAGTTATATACAACTCTGTCCGAGAAGATATTGCAAATTCTGCTTGTCACCCACAAATCCCTGATTGCGGACTACACTATCGCGTTGCGATAGTTTTATTCACACTCAAGGGTTTTCATGGATAGGCAAGTCATTCTCGACGAGCTCAAGCGCGTTGGCGGCAATCTCAGCAAGGTCGCCAACGCTCTTGACCTCGACTACTTCACTCTCAAACAGGAATACGGCTCGGAGGTTGATTCCTACTTCCCCCAGGCCAAAGGTCCAGAACCGGAGGATATTGGTTCTCTGGCAGGGAACCCGAACCTTGCCAAGTACGTGATCGCGGTCAAGCCCCGCGGTGCCGAGTGGCCGTCACATTATGACGACGTCATTCGCTTCCATCGCAAGAGGTTCAACCACGGCCTCTGCGCGATCATGAGTGAAACCAGCCGGAACGGCTGGGTCATTCTCTACTCAATACCTTTTCAAACACCTCTCCCTCGTGGGAAATTTTTTGAGGCAATTTGATGTCTGACATTCGACTTTACGTCGCCAACGGAAAGCTGGTCGATCCGTTCGATCTCCAGCCCGGCGACATCGACGAGACCTGCATCGCGCACGCGCTCTCCAACATCAACCGGTATACCGGCAACTACCCGTTCCCGTATTCGGTCGCTCAGCACAGCTGCGTCTTGACCCTGTTCACGGTTCCGGTTCTGCACAAGGCCGTGCTCCTGCACGACGTCAGCGAGATGTTCCTCGCCGACATCCCGAACCCGATGAAGCGCATCCTGCCGGACTACCAGAAGCTCGAGTTCGAGATCCAGACCGAGATCTTTCGGTACTTTGGCGTCCCGATCGAGCACCTCCACGCGATCCACAAGGAGGACCGGGCGATCTGCATGGACGAGATGAACTACGGCTACGGCGCCGAGTTCAAGGACGGCCTGGGTATCGCCGCCATCCAGCCCATGAAGTGGTACGAGGCCAAGGCCATGTACATCCGGAAGTGGGGCGAAGTTTTCGATCAGTAAGGATATTTGAACAAATGCCTTTTTATTGGAACGACATTACTGCGGCCGAGGAAGACCTCAAGCGTGAGCGTGAGCGTGACCGTGAGCGCAAGACCTACCCTGTCAGCGAGCCTGGCTTCATTAAGACGATGGAGCTCCGGTCTTCTGACAAGGACCCTGCTCCCACCAAGATGCAGCGCTTCAACGCCGGTAAGCTGCCTCTTCACCTGGTCGATACGATCCTCGCCGAGAAGGTCGCCGAGATCCTCCGCTTCGGCATCCAGAAGGGCTACGAGCCCGACAACTGGCGCAAGGGCGGCAGCTGGCGGGAGACGATCGGCTCGTTGGAGCGGCACGTCGCCGACTTCAAGAAGGGGATTGACCTCGACCACGAGTCCAAGCTGGAGAACCTGGCTCACGCCGCCTGCAACATCATGTTTCTGCTTTACTTTTTTGAACACGGATTAGGTACTGATGACCGCATCAAGCATTGACAACTATCACGACTTCGTCGCCGAACTGGCGGCACCCGGCCGGCTCCGTGAGGAGCTGGTACCGCCGGCGCTCCTGAACTCGCAGCTGTTCAAGGACGCCTACAACACCCGCATCATCGACGACATCAAGAAGGCGCTGTTCTACGGTCGTGACACCGACTTGCTGGACTACTGGCGAGACCAACTGGGCCACACAACCGGAGCCACCTACGACGTCGTCCACAAGGACTTGCTCCACGCCATCCTCGGCATGCGATCGGAGTCCGGTGAGCTGATCGAGCTGCTATACACCGCCCTGGTCGATAAGACCGAGATCGATAGGACCAAGCTGATCTCCGAGCTCGGTGATGTCCTCTGGTACCTGGCGCTCGCCTGTAACGTGCTGGGGATCAATCTCTGGGATGTGATCGACGGTAACGTCACCAAGCTGCTCAAGCGTTTCCCGAACGCAAAGTTCTCGGAGGCGCTCGCCATCAACAAGAACGTGGACGCAGAAAATGAGTTGCTGAGTTCTGTATAACTCAAGCTTTTCTGCCCTGGAAATACCGCAATAGACTACATACCTCATGGTTCCTTCCCGAACCATGAGGTATTTTTTATTTTGACAAGCCCTTCTTTTCGCGCCCAACTTATTACCCGTCGTACCTACAACCGTCCCCTCGAAGACGGCACGTTCGAGACCTGGGAACAGACTGTCGACCGCGTCATCGGCCACCAGCGTTGGCTCTGGGAGCGCGCCCAGGGTGAGGCCCTGAACACCGACCAGGAGGACGAGCTCGCCGAGCTCCGGCAGCTGATGGTCACCCGCAAGGCTTCCACCTCCGGCCGCACTCTCTGGCTGGGAGGGACCGAGATCTCCAAGCGCCGCGAGGCTTCCCAGTTCAATTGCAGCTTCTCCTCGGTCGAGACCGTCTATGATGTCGTCGACTCGTTCTGGCTGCTCCTCAACGGCTGCGGCTTTGGCGGCCGGATGGAGAACGGCATTCTCAACGGCTTCACCCAGCCGATCGAGGACATCGAGGTCATCCGCTCCAAGCGCACGATCGCCGAGTACGAGGCTGGTGAGCGCGGTGATCCGAACACGCGTGAGACCCTACGGCGCGGTGTCTGGACCATCAAGCTAGGTGACAGTGCCGAGGCATGGGCCAAGGCCGTCGGCAAGCTGCTGGCTCAGAAGCGGCCCGCCCGCAAGCTCGTCCTGGACTTCTCCGAAATCCGCGCCGCTGGCATCCGCCTGAAAGGCTACGGCTGGCTGTCGTCTGGCGACGAGACGATCTCGATCGCGCTGCACGAGATCGCCAAGATCCTGTCCAAGCGCGCCGGCCAGCTGCTGACCAAGATAGACATTCTCGACATCGAGAACTGGCTCGGCACCACGCTGTCGTCCCGGCGCGCGGCCGAGATCATGCTGATGGAGTTCCAGGACCCGGAGGCCGAGGTGTTCATCACGGCCAAGAAGGACTACTGGACCACCAACCCGCAGCGCGGCCAGTCCAACAACACGGTCCTGTTCTATCACAAGCCGACCCGGATGGAGCTCAAGGGTCTGTTCTCGACCATGCTTGACGCCGGCGGCTCGGAGCCTGGCTTCGCCAACGCCATTGCCGCTCTCAAACGGGCGCCGTGGTTTAAGGGCTTCAACCCCTGTGCTGAGATCCTGCTGGGCAACAAGTCGTTCTGCAACCTGGTCGAGCTCGATCTCGGCAAGTTCCAGAACCTGGCCGTGCTGATGCGCGCGATCTGGATCGTCGCCCGCGCCAACTACCGGCAGACCTGCGTCAACCTCAAGGACGGCGTGCTCTCCGACAGCTGGCATGAGCTGAACGAGTTCCTGCGCCTGTGCGGTGTGGGCCTGACCGGTGTGGTCAAGTTCTTCCGTGGGCTGGACGCCAAGGTGTTCCAGATGATGCGGGACATGGCCCGCAGCGGCGCGGACTCGATCGCCGACGAGCTCGGGCTACCTCGCGCCAAGCTGGTCACCACTATCAAGCCGAGCGGCACACTGTCGAAGATCATGGACACCACCGAGGGCGCTCACAAGCCCCTGGGCAAGTACATCTTCAACAACGTGAATTTCTCCAAGCATGACCCGCTGATCCCGATGCTGAAGGACGCCGGCTACCACATGTTCGACAACCCGACCGACCCGGCCGGTGTAGTAGTCCGCCTGCCCGTCGCCTACGAGGACGTGGAGTTCGACGTCGTCAACGGTGTCGAGGTCAATCTCGAGTCTGCTGTCGATCAGCTGGAGCGGTACAAGTTCCTGATGGAGAACTACGTCGATCATAACTGCTCGATCACTGTCAGCTATGATCCGAGCGAGATCCCAGCGATCATCGACTGGCTGGACCGGAACTGGGACAGCTATGTAGGCGTCAGCTGGCTTCTCCGCAATGATCCGACCAAGACCGCGGCCGATCTCGGGTTCCCATACCTTCCTCAGGAAGTCGTCACGCGCGAGACGTACGAGGCGTATGTGGCCACCCTGGCCCCGATCGCTCTCGACGGCGACAGCGGTGAGGAGCTCGTGGACGATGCGTGCTCGACCGGGGCGTGCCCGGTTCGCTAACGCTTACCACGAAGCCGGAGCCACCTGGGCTTGACAGAGCCTGGTGTGTGCTCCGGCCTGTTGGGGGCCATGGTCCAAACCTGGTCTTCGACGGCGGCCTCAAGGAAGGCTATCCTGCAGGCCCCGCCGGAGAGCTTACCTTCCAGAGAGTCCAAGCACGCCCGCAGGGCAGCGCGGTGCTTCTCTCCGGGGGTCTCCGGCCACTCGTTCAAAAGGAAGCGGGCCAGGTCCGAGACCGTGGTTAGGACGCGCATCCGTCCAAGCTTGCGCGTCTCTACGGCGATCTCTTCGATCGAGATAATGGGTGTGGTTTCGGTCATGACCGAAATTTATATACAAACTTCGGACAGAAAAAGGCCCCTCGCGGGGCCTTTTTCGTATCAGTGCTGACGCTCTTAGCTGAAGTACCCTTCGTTGATGGCTGGAGCGTAGACGTCCTCACCAACCTGCAGGGCCTTGAGGAACCCTGGATGGATACCATCCTCGCCGATCGCCAGCTTCACGATGGCACCGGAGGCGTGAGAGTTGGTGACCGAAGACGCAAGTGAGCTGGAGAACGGGCTCGCATTCGAACCAGGCTGCGTGACCGTCAAGATGGTCTTGGACTCAGGCGTACCGCCGGTGTCGATGGCGATGCAGCTGTTCTCTGGTGCAGCCGCGACCAGCGAGGCAGTGGTGGCCGCCGCCGCCATAAGCGCTGATAGTGTCGTCGACCATCCGGAGTTGAACCCGGCGGGCAGAGACCAGGTGTAGCGGGTGCCACCAGCCGAGTACTTGTCCCAACCGTCGAGCGAGTTGATGATCCGATCGACGCCGACGTTGCGAGGGCCGCTGATGAAGTACTCGTGCAAGCCCCAAGCTGAGCCCGTGCTGTAGGTCCAGTTGGCCGACTGAGCCGACTGGTTCGTCACCGTAGTGAACCCGTCCGTCGAGGCAATGCGAGGAGCCAACGTCGACTGCACCAGAGGAACGCTGGGCCACTGGGCTTTGACGGCCTGCCACATCGTGGTCATGGTAGAGATCCAGGTCGACAAGGTGCCGGTCTGGTCGTTGGTGCCGAAGCCGGAATAGACCGACGTGAACGGCAGGGCGCCCCTGGGGTTGCCCTTCGAGATCGCCAGGATGGCTCGGGCACGACGGCTGAGACCAGAGCTACCGTTGATACCGGCAGCCAGGCCGCCAGAGACAGCCCAGTTGGCGGCGGGTACACGAGGAGCGCCGTTCTTCTTGCTCGTCAGACCAAGACCGATTGGGCCAGCCTCGCCGAACCGATTGCAATGCATGCGGCTCTGGCCGACGCCCTGCTCGATCGACGTGCCGAGCACCAGCACCACAGGACGACCGTCCCAACCCTGAGCGACCATGGCGCAGGGACCGAACGGGTACTGGCTGTTGCCGGAGGGGATGGTCGTGGAGATGCCGCCCGCCATCACCTTGTCGGCGAGAGAGGACGTGCCGACCTCGGCCTTGTCGCCGAAGCGCGGGCGGATACCCTGAGCCGGAGACGACAGATAGGACGTGGAAGTGGGCACCGACCAGGCCGTACGGACGCAACACAGCGTCGCCGGCGGGATGGCGATCAAGGTGTTGGCGTCGGTCCAGATCTCAGTGTCGTCCACCAGCGTATAGGGCTGAGTGGAGCTGTTGATCGAGAGCTTGATAGGAGAACCGGCCAGGCCGACCTGCAGGCTCATTGCCTCGACGGTGGTGTTGTTGCCGTTGGCGGCTTCCTGCCCACCGGCGCCGGACGTCGTCTCATACCAGTTGGCGATCAGGAATCGAGGAGCGAAGGTCCAGTAGTCGTCAGAGACGAACCACTTCTCCGCGACGCCGAACAAGGCAGAGGCACCAGGCTGGTAGTGTTGAGTCGGCGCCCGGAAGCCGTTCGACGAGAACATATACCTGGACTGATTGGCCTGAATATAGGCCGCTGCCGGCCCCATAATGGGGTCGATCAGCTTCTGGGCCAGGTCTCTTCCGAAGACGGTTTCAAAACTCATTTAATGTACTCGCTTAAACAGCCGACTTGTTGGGCGTGAAATACACAGCCGCATGCCCGACGGCGTAGGCGAACGCCATGGTAATGACGGACTCGTAAGTGGCCGGAATGTCGACGTGGAAAGAAGCCTCGACGAGGCCGATGCCGAAATTGGCAATAGTGGTTCCGAGACCGGCAGACATAAAGCCACCGATGTAGGCCTTGGCTGCAGTGAGATCAAACTTCATTGGTCAGATAATCCTTGATTGAAATACGTTTACCTTTCTTCCACTGAACTGCCCCGGTGGAACTGGCGGGGTACACTGAGACCTTACCGTCGTTCGAGTAGACGCCTTCTCGGAAGAGCTTCTGCTCCTTGAGACGTCTTTCCTTGACGGCGGCCGGTTTGAAGAAGTTGGCGAACGCCTTGCCGGCGCCCTCGACATCACCAGCGTTGAGCAGCTTGGTGATCGAGGCCGTCTTGATGCGGCCGGTGTTCCAATGAAACGAGACCAGGGCGTTGTACTGGGTCTGCGAGAGCGGGACCTTGACCGCGGCGCGAACGTCGGCCTCGTACTTCTCCAACCCCTTCTTGAAGAGCTTGAGAACGTCCTCAAGTGGCTGGGCGACACCTTTCGGCATCGAGGCCGGATTGACCAGGCCGGACGCCTTCGTAAGCCCGACGCCGTAGGTCCAGACGCCGACGCTGTCCTTGTAGGGCATCGGCACGATCGCCTCGTGCGAGACCAGCTCGACCATACCGTCGAGGTCGAGTGTCATCCGGCCACCCGGCTCAGCCGGGGCGGCCGGATCAGACTGAGCTCCCTGCAGAGCCTTGGTCGTGATCGGGCCTACCTTCCCATCGATCACCAGGCCATGGTCCTTTTGGAACGCCTTGACCGCAGCCTCGCTCTTCGGTCCGAAGTCGCCGTCGATCTTGCCGGTGTAGTAACCGAGGGCCTTGAGCTTGGTCTGAATCTCTTCAACAGTCATTATGGCTTCAGCTGCAAGATATTGGTCATAAGAAAAGTGATGATGGCAGTACCGGCGACACCGAGGCCACCGATGATCATCTGTAGATATGGTTTGTTCGCGGCGATTTTCAACTCGAGAGCATTGACCTTCTCTGTCAGCTTCTCTTGACTCTCCTCGTATTTCTTTAGGGAGTCCTTCATCGTAGTCTGCCGTTCCTCGATCAATACAAGACGGGCGATAGCGTCCGTGATCTTCTCAATTTGCTCGTCCTGGCGATCGAGTCTATCCGCCAACATATCAATCGAAACCGGCATAATTAAAATGAATTCCAGGAAAATAGAAACTACTTATGAGGTATATAAGTAGGAATGCCATCTCCGAACAGCTCACGAAATTCTTCGCGAAGTTTCTTGATGATCCATTCCGACTGAGATTGCTTCGAGAGTGAGGCAAGGATCGCCAGTTTCTGGCGATCCTCTTCTGTCCCCCAGGCCGTGATCTGGTTGCGCTTCTTCATCACGCCACCAGCGGCTCGGCGATCGAGCAGATAGCGTAGACCTTGAACTTGTAGGGCGTGGTCTGCGCCGTGTTCACGGTCACGTAGACACCACTGAAGCGACCGTGCAGCGGAAGCAGGGAGTTGTACTCGTCGACTTCGTAGTCGTACTGCTTGGTCGACCGGGTTGGCGCGACCAGCTGGATGCCGGTCTTGCCGGGGCCGGTCCAGATCTCGAACGAGAACGTGGAATCGGACGGGCCGTCGAAGTTGCTGATCCGGAGCTTCTCGATGAAGAAATCTTCGGCGCCGGTGAAGGCGATGATGGTCTCGCCGGCGGTTGCGCCGTCGACCCAACCAGACCCACCAGGCTGCTCCCACTCGAAGTGGGTGGCATCCCTGATGCCGTCCGCGTTGGTGAGCTTGATCGGGCCGGCTGAGGTAAAGGACCGGCCGATCATCTGGCCATTGTTGTGGGCCATGTTGCCGTTGCCGACAACGGCGGCGGATGCGCCGCCGCCAGATGCCGTCGAGGGGTTGTTCAGATTAAATCCCATTGATGAAATTCCTCAGTAATAGATGGCGTGCGTGCTCGGGAACGCCCCAATGTCCGCGGCGCTGTGAGGCGCGCCGTGGTCGCGCATCCACTGGCCGACCATGTTGTAGGTGAGCGCCCCAGGCAGGACGTTGTTCAGGAAGCAGTAGGCCATCAGGATGCCGCAGGCGTTGCCGCCGGCCGCATAGCCAGGGTCGAGCCGGAGCACCGCCCAGCACGGCCGCGAGCACGAGACCGCCGCGGAGACGATCAGGTTGTCGCAGACGCCCTTCTGCGGACGGATGTTGTCGAGACCGATACCGATGTAGCTGGCGCCCTCGAACCCATGCGGGTACTCCTGGGTGGAAAGGAGGCCGCCACCCGGCAGAACTGCATCGCGCCCATGGTGGATATCGAAGGCGTAACCTCCCCACCAGAGGGCATCGACCACCTGGTTGGTGTAAGGCCAGGTCCTGAGTGGGTCGGCCAGGTACTGCCGGTCAATGGTACCGGTCGATGTGGCGCTGAACGTCATCGGCGAGCCGGTCAGGGTCGCCTTGATCGAATAGCGGTTTGCATCGATGACCGTGTGGACGCGGTAGACCGTACCTTCTGTCACCTCGGGAGGTAGGGTGGCGCCGCTCTCCTTGGTGAACTTGACACGGAAGTTGGGCTGCAGGTTGTGGGCGGTGTCGGTGACGTAGCTGGTGACGCTCGAGAACGTGGCCGTCGAGAACGTGTCCTCGCGCTCAGGCTCGTCCTGGGCCAGCTGGTTGCCCCAAACATCAGGCCAGGTGATCACCCGCCGGCCGATGATCCGCCGGTCGCCGCGCGTGTAGAGCAGCTCCGGCATGCCCGCGACCATGTAGTATGGCTTGTTGGTGGAGCCGTCGTACTCGTCCTTGCACAGGCCGTAGGAGGCCACGGAGTTGCGTAGAGCAGCCGGTAGCTCTGAAGCGGTGGCAGCGGTGTAGATCTTGCCGAGCCACTGGTAGTAGAACTCCCACTTCAGCTCCTCACGGCGCTCGAACGAAGCACGAGGGTATTCCCAAGCCAACCGGCCGCCGATGTCACCGGAGTTGGTGGCGAACTTGTCGAGCGGGACGCCGTTCTTGATGATCTGGTTGGAGAACGTACCGGCGGAATAGGACTGAGTGCCGGACTGAGTGCCAGATGTATTGACAGCAGAACCACCAACTGTGGCAGATACTTGGAACGTATCAGTGGTAAGACCGCTAGCTATGACATAGTAAGCAATGTCAGCAGTTAGCCCAGTGGGGAGTGCGCCAGTCGTAAAGAAGTAAACTTTAGCACCTGCAGTGAGACCATGGGCTGTTTTTGTAATAACTGCGGGGGATGCGATAGAGATGGTGCATTGGATGGTAGCAGTCGAGCCCTTACTGATGCCAACGGCAGCCGCCGTCGTGGCACCGGTGGCCAGCAGATAGTTGATCCACTCGCGGAAGTCGTTCTTGTTGTAGCCCGGCGGCTTGCAGTGAACATCGCCGAACGACCACATGTTGGCCGCGGTCTGCGTGATGACCGGTCGGATATTGTACGGCTCTGTGTTGAGATCCGCCGCGTAATCAGGCGCCTCGCCAGGATACTCATACAGCTTGTAGATCGAACCGCGGCTGTCCCGGAGAGTGGTGGTGGCCTGGACAGTGCCGTTGATGAAGTCCTGGTTGCCGCCAACGAACTCGTTGTACTGGGAGCGACCCTCTCGGACGCTCGACATGAAGCCGCCCGAGACAGCGTAGAGATCGCCGAGTGGCGAGCAGTCGACCCAGAGGCCGGACGTGATCACCGTCTCGGTGTTGTCGTCGCGGTTCTTGAACGTGATCGAGGTGAAGCCGTTGGTGTCCTTGCGGACGGAATCTTCCAGTATCTGCTCGCGGTACATGAAGGTGACGGACCCCTGAGTGAGGTCCGCCAGCATGTCGTCCATGACCGACTGGGCGTCGGCAGGCAGGAACCACTTCACCGACGGTGGACCGTTGAGGGCATTGGCCGCCGGGTAGTTGAACTTCTGGATCAGGCGACCCATGAACTCGTTGTAGCGGCCCCAGTGAGCGTGACCCTGTGCGGCCTCGTCAGACCCGAAGATCTGCGTGGCCATCATGCTGCCCCTGGTCGCGTCAGGGCCGATGCATAGCGCGTCGCCCCCGGTCAGTTCGGCGAAGTCCAGGGCACCGAAAAAGGCACCCATGGTCGTGTCATAAAATACGCAATCAAATGCTGACATGAATTACAATCCAGAAATAGCAGTCACGAGAGTATCAACAGCCGCCTTGAGGTTCGTGATCTCGGACGGAGAGAGAGCCGTCGAGAGGAAGGCGAAACGCATATTCTCTGTTACATAGGAACTGGCCGTGATTGTGCCGTCGCTGTTGTTGACAGCGCAGCCGATCTTGAACTCATGCGAGCCAACGCCGGTTGATGCTTGCGTCCAGGTGTGAGTTTCACCATTGGCGTAAGCGTCGTAGTCGGCCGCCTCGCGGCGGGTCATCACCATCAAGCCAGTGTGGCTCGTTTGGGTATTCCAGGTATCGGTGCTGGTGGCGTTGGCTCTGGTGAGCAGACCCGTGGTGCGGTTGGAGATCTGCATCAGGCCGTTGGAGATATGCTGCGTGGCCGAGTTGCTCGCCGGCGTCGTCAGTGCGGAGGCAAACCCGAGCGAGAAGTTGTCCTGGCCGAGAGCGGTACCAGCCAGCAGCTTGCCGGTGTCGAGGCGGGCGCCGAGGGTGTTACCAGCGAACTGGTAGCCCTGCTTCGAGTCTCGGATGAAGTCGGCGAGCGTCTTGCCGGAGCCGCTGACGACGGGCGCCGCTGCGTCGTCCGAGGCCCAGTTCTCCAGCGCGAGCAGGTTGTCCGGTCCGACGAAGACGTAGAAGAACACGCTCTTGGCGATGATCGGCATCGTCGAGGCATAGAAGGCCCGAAGCGGCGTATCCCAGGACGAGGTGAGGATCGTGGAGTTGCGGCTGAGTATCCGATCGAAGCCGATGTCGGCGACGATGTTGCGGCCGTCGGTGGTCGACATGTAACAGCTGATCGGCGTGTCGGCGACGTCAGCCTTGATGCGGACCGGGGTTGGCAGCTGCCGGTCGGCCGTGAAGCTGCCACCCGGGAGGATTTTGGCGCCGGTTGTGGTGGTCGGATCAGCGCCGCCGAAGTCGATCCGGATGATCGGAACCGCCGCGGTCGGATCTGTCGGCATGTCGGCGTTGTTGAACAACATGAAATCTTTAAGACTCGGCGCAATCGGCACAAGTTCTTGTGCTGATGTTCCGACGTTCATATACAAAGGAAACCACGTAACCGGATCGTCCATTAAACTACCTTCCAAAAGTACCCAAGTATTTTCGAGAAAAATTGAGCGCGTATATTCATTCGCGCGGATTACACCAGGATAAACTCTCGTCCCGTCCGGGTAGACGAGTGGCCGACCGAGAAGAGTAGCATCCTTGGCATTGGTGAACGTGGTCCGCCAGATCAGCTCAGTGCCATTCGGAATAATCGCCGGCATTACAGGGCTGGGCGTACCAGTGTAGGCAGCAGACGTGCCACCAGCCGACAGCATCAAATGTGTCTGCGGAGCAACACCATCAGGCGACGTCTCAGTGGACGTCACCGTGTATTCATTGGAGATACTGAGGTCGGTGGAGCTGAACGTGTCGTAAGCCCCGACCCGGACGTAGTAGACCGTCGAGGGAGCGACATCGAGCGTGATGGTATCGTTGACGCCGGCATAGGCCGGCGTCGTCGTCAGTGGATTGAAGCCGGAGATCGTCGACATCCAGACCTTCATGCCGGCAAAGTCGATGTCGACCGGCCGGTTGATGCCGACGGTCATCTTCGTGTCTGTGATGTCGAAGATGGGGACCGCGGTCCTCGGCACCGGGTTGGACACACCAAGCGTGGTCCAGTCTGAAACGTTGCCGAGGCTGTCGGCGACGCGGACGCGCAGGACGAAGTTTCGGTAGGGACCGCCGTCGGTGGTGGCGAACGCCGTGGTGTATGTGAAAGTCGGGGTGGTAACCGTCCTGGTCGTCGGCGTGCCGAGGACGTTCACCTCGTAGTGGTGGAAGAACGGATCATCGCTGGCCGTCCACAGGAACACCGGCTGTGGGACCGTGAAGACGTTGGCGCTGCCGCTGGCAGGATCGAGGATCAGACCGACCGGTTGGGCGATGACGCGGACCGAACCGGCGATGTTCTTGGAGATGGTCGTGGTCGGTCCACGCTCGTCGAGATCATTGATGGGAGTGATCGCGACGGTGACCGTGCCGGAGTAAGTCGTCGGGATTTCAACGCTAAGATCAGCGGTCGTCGTATTCGAGATGATAGTCCCGTCCGACTCGCGGACGATTACCTCATACAAATAACTCACGTCGGAAGAGGCTCCTTCCAGGAGATAATCAACTTCTTGCTGGAGCCACTACCGGTCGTAGTGACCGTCACATCTCTGACATTATCGGGTGTGTTGAAAAGATCCAAAATCATGCTCTACTATATAGGTACTGATTTACAGAGTTCCATATGCGGCCAAATACCAGGCCGTACCGTCAAAGACGAACTTTGCCCAACTATTAGTCACCAGTGCTTTCAATGTGGTGCCGCCAGCATCTTTGACATTCAGGTTCCACGGACCACCAGTATTGCCGCCGGTGCGGGTAATAGTGAACTCGTCGCCAGCGGTTGCGTTGGTAGTCGACAGAGTCGCTGCCCGGTCGGCCGTCAGGGTGCCGGTGTGGCGCTGGTTCACGGCCGAGGTTAGGACTGTCAGGGTGTAGTCGGCGTTGGTGCTGACCGATTGTTGGCCGCCGTTGCCGGCTCGCTTCCACTGGGTGCCGTTGTGGATCAGGAGGTTGCCGCCGCCGCCGAGGTCGGTGGCGTATTCCTGCTTGCCAACGGCGCCAGTGTGCAGGGTGGCGACGGTCGCCGTGCGGTTCACATGCAGGCGGTTGTTGTCGATGACCGCGTTGGCTCCAAAGAGTTGCAGCCCCGCCTCGTGATCGAACCGAAACGCTTCGACCACCGATGCGCCGCCTACCGGCACGATCGAAACGATCAATCTAGAGCCGAACGCGGTAGAGCCTGGTGTCGCCTCCACCACCTGGGCGCGGATACGCACACCCTGCCGGAATGCAGCACCGTCGTAGCCGTAGGCGCTGAAGTCGCCGAGGGCGTCGTTCTGAGCAACTGCAGCCGGTGAGGCGATGGTGCCGCGTGCGTGCTGAGTAGAGATAACAGGAGCGACGCCGCTGCCGAGATAGTTAGTCGCCGTGAAGCCGGCATTCACCTCACCGATCATCTGCGTGATCGCGCTACCGCCGGCATGGCTGAACGTCATGCCGACGGTCGAGAAGTCGAACTGATGCACCTTGTCGTAGGTGATGCTGAACACGCCGGTCGTGGCCGAGAAGATGCCGGCGTCGGCGATCTCGACCGCAGGGGCTGTCAGCGTTCCGCCCGAGGCCAGGTCGATCCTGGTTGGGAGCGTAGCTGCCGAGGATGTGGTCGAGTACTCCGACGAGATCACCAGGCCGGTCTGGCCGAAGGTGTCGTAACCAGCCACTCGGACGTAGTAGGTCGTGTCCGGATCGACCTTGGAGGCGATCGAGTCGTTGGTGCCGATATAGATTGGCGTCGTCGTGTTCGGATTGAAGCCGGACGTCGTCGACAGCCACACCTTCATGCCGACGTAGTCGGGATCGGACGGCGGCGTCACGTCGATGGTCAGCACCGCGGCGTTGACGGTCAGGGTCGGCACCAACGCCGCCGGGGTCGCATTCGAGACGGCCAGCTGGGTCCAGGCTGAGGTGTTGCCGAAGGTGTCTACGGTGCGGACCTGTAGGGTGAAGCTGCGGCTGGGCGTGCCGCTGTGGTCGGCGGCGTTCTTGGCGAAATCGTAGGTGTAGGAAGCTGTCGTGACCGTGTCCGACCGCGAGGTTCCCACCACCCCGACTTCATAGTGGTCGAAGTAGAGATCGGTCAGATCCGGGTCCCAGACGAAGACCGGTTCCTTGACTGAGAAGGCCGAACCGGCGCCGCTGCCGGGGTCGAGAGCCAGACCGGTTGGGGGCGTCAGCGCGCGGGCTTCGCCGCCGATGTTCTGGGTGATAGACGTGGTCGGGCCGCGGGCGCCGGTGGGGCCGATTGGAGTGACACTGATGGTGACGGTGCCGGCGGCGACGGACGGAAGCTCGACGCTCTTGTCGTTGGTATTGACACTGGAGATGATCGTCCCGTCGCTTTGACGAACAATGACCTCGTATTGCGACGTTATTCCCGACATTTCAAACCCACGAAATAACTAGTCTTTTCTCCAAACTGGTTCCGATCTTGCGATTGACTGTTGTCGCACGCAGACTGGTGACAGCATCAGGCGGATCAGTTGGAGTGGAATGATCTTGATCAGTAGAACTGGTGTATCCAAGGATCAGAGGAAACTTGTTTCTATTGACGAACGAGGCTGAAATTTGAATCTGATCGGTGTCATCATCTTTCGGTTCTATCGACAGAACACGATAAGGAAGTGGAACACCGGACTGACTGCCGGCGCTCTCCAGCGTGAACAGAGCGAACTCAGGAAGGAAGTCGATGCCGGGGCTGTAGGTCAGCTCCCTGGTCATCGGGTTGTAGCCGGTGACCGTTGCCGTCTCGACTTCCAAGCCAATCTGGAACCTGATCTGGTAGGTGAAACCCGGCTCCATCGAGATCGGCGCCGCCACGATGACGGCGGTCGAGGTCAGCTGCTCGGAGATGCGGCCGGAGATCCCGGTGTTCGAGTCCGGGTCAGCAATCAGGATGATCTGGTAGGGCTTGAGATAGAGCCCCTGCCGGTTGGTGGTGAAGGTCACCATCCGGGTTTCGGTCGTGGCCGAGATCGCCTTGGAGTAGGCCCGACGGTAGGCCTCGGCAGCGTCAATGCAGCCGACCGCGGTGAAGTCGGTCGGGATCAGGCCGTATTTGGCGATGTGGTCGTCGAGCTGGAGCCGCCGGCGGTCTTCGTTCCAGTTGAGGTCGGGGTTCTTGAACCGGACGATGATGTCGTTGTAGCGGGTCGCAATGTCCGTGTACGAGTAGGAGAACAGGCCGTTCTCCACGTTCTCCGGCGCGAAGATCGCCACAGCCGGGTCGTTGGCGTCGAGCAGGATCTCGGCGTAGCCGTTGCCGTCGTCGACAAACCGGCCACCGAAGATGCCGCAGACGTAGTCGATCAGATCAGAGCCTGGCTGGGCGTCGCTGAGTGTGCCGTTGAAGGTGAACAGCGGCTTGCCGCCCACCATGGTGTCGCAGAACTGGCCCGCCGCGTAGACGGTCCACTTGTTCAGGACGCAGGGATAGTAGGCGTTGAGACCGTACCGGTCGTTCATCACCAGGTCGTTGACGATGAAGGCCGGGTTGTCGGTCCAGGCCAGCTTCCAGGTCCCGTCCCAAATACCCGTATATACGCGGGTATCAGGGTTGTAGTTGGTGGGCACATTGACGATGCGACCCCACCAGATCCCGCTCATATTCTGGACCGAAGGGAACTGGTCGCTAGCCTGCACGAAGATGCGAGCACACGCCAGGTTCGGGAAATTCAGAGGTTTCGAAGACACCTCTTGAAAACTCTCCCACTGGATGTTCAGGAAGTAGTTGTTGTCGTGGTCCTCCATGTTCTTGACGGTGACACGCATGTCATAGGTGTCATCGATATTGGCGACCGCCCAGCGAAGCTCCTTGACGAACGGCTCCTGGATCTTACCGGTGATCCGCAGATACTCGTCGGACGAGACAGTGTAACCGTTGGTCGGGTTGTAGGACTGGGAATACTGCCACGCTTCGTTGGTGAAGATCATCACGACCACGCGGCCGGCGTCGGCCGGGTTTGCGGGGTTGATGTCGGTCGTGATCCAGAAGTCACCCTCCACACCGGCGGGGGTGGTGGTCTGGTTGTAGAAGGCGTGGGTGGTGGTGCCTGTCTTGGGAGACGTGAAGGTCCACTTACCGGTTGTGCTGGTTAGACCGGCAGCGTCGACCCAGGCCGAGCCGGACCAGATCTTCGGTCTGTAGCTGACAGCCGAGTTGAACCAGATGGCGTGATCCGGGATCTGGGCGGCCGGCGTCGTCGGCGTGGTCGACGAGATCAGCGTGTCGACGTCCCAGTAGGATGAGGGGACGGAGTCACCGTCGGTGCCGAGATGGGTGGAGTCGTCGGTGGTGTCGATCTCATCGACAAGGGTCGGGTTCTCCAGATAGGTCGCCACCGGCAGCCAGGTCGAGGAGGTCGTCGCCTTGTACTCAAGCTTGACGTCCACGTAGGTGGATTGGGGACCCTTCTTCTCGCTGTTGGCGTAGAGCTGGTTGATCAGCAGCCGCAGCTCGAGGAAATCGATGTTGCGATGCGTACCGGTGCGGACGACCGGCGTGCCCATGGCCAGCTCGGTGTTGACGCTGGTCGGCGACGAGGAGCCGCCAAGCTTCAGCTTGATGTTCGGCGGCTCCGGGATGCCCTTGAAGACTTCGAGCTCGAATGAGACGAAGTTCGACTTGTTGTCGATGTTAACGAGCGGCGTGTCGCCGACAAAGAACTCCTTGGCGCCGCCTTTCAGGCCCAGGATAGGTCCCTCGGAAATGCCGAGGACCATCTCCATAACATCGTTGGACTCTGCAATGGCCGGCTGGTTCTGGACGTTAACGTTGAAACTAGCCATACTTCAATTGCAACTTGAACATACTCATAAAAGAATGATCGAGAATTTCTCCGTCCTTTAATATAAGATCGAAGACGCCATAAGTCCAACCGGTGGTGTTGTGCTTGGCGTAGGCCTCGACATGCTTGTCCGGCATGGCCGAGCCGACGTTCAGAATGGTGATCTTCTTGTTGAGGCCGATCTTCTTGGCGTTTTTGACGTTGGCCACATGGGTGTGACCAAAGACGATCGAGTGGATGGCGTCGTTGGCGATCTGGTTCTCGGGCTGCTTGCCGCCATAGGGCTTGCCCATCGTGTTGAACGGCGCGTGGGTGAAGCCGACGCCGTCGATGAAGACCCAGTCGCCATAGTCGACCGTGGACCAGTCGTGGTCGTGCATCAGGCCGGTCACCCGGCAGTAGAAGTCATCCTCCACTTCCGGGTGGGCGTTCTCCCAGAGCTTCACCCGATGCTCGTGATTGCCGAGCGTCACATGCTTCTCGGGATCGTACGTAAGCTCTCCATCCAGCAACGAGAGCGCTTGTTCGCCGCTCTCCAAATCGGCCAGGAACGACGGCTTCTTCCTGCCAGATATCGTCCCCCACTCCTCGTGCCGGCTGCAGCTGTCCATCGTCAGCAGATCGCCGATCTGGACGACGTGATCGGGCTTGGTCTCGTTGATGTGCCGGCCGATCCAGGTGAACCGCCTTTTGTCCTTTAGGTGCGGACTGTCGTGACTGTCTCCGATGACGCATACCGAAGTGTAATCTTTCTCAGATTTGAGACGACGGCGTAAGGTTCTCTCGGAGATTTGATGACCGATCGAACGGAGGTAACGCTCAGCAGCACGTATAGAGCCGCAATCTGCAATAATTTTCTCATAATCCATCACGAAACAATAGCCATTGCATCAACGTCAAATGAAAGAATGTGACCGGCCCATTTATCACGGCCGTAAATAATTGCTATCGGCGTACCGATATCGACTGTATTTTCGTTCGACCCTAGATAGTGGTTTTTCTTTGGACCGTCTGCTTTCGGTGACGGCTGCAGGTAGGACATGATGCCGCCGAGCACCATCAGTGCGCCGGACAGGATCAGATTGACGTTACCGGTGAAGATGCCGACGATGATAAGGGCGACACCGATCAGGATCTGGATGAAGCCGCCGGACTTGCCGCCAGCGAACTGGGGAACGATGTCGAGCTCGGTGACCGCCAGGGGTTTGAAGAGGTCCTCAAAGGTCTCGTGGCCGACGACGGCCACGCGCTTGTAGCCGTTGATCGGATCGGGCCGGAAGCCGGGGAGCTGCCGGGAGATCGCCTCGACCGCCTCGGCAGCGGTCGCCGCGTTGATGACGATCGGTTCCGGGTGGATAGCCTTGAGCGAGCCGTGCAGGCGTATCGTTATACGCACTCGATCACCTGCCCGGTTTCATGAACAACGTAGCAGCGGATGCCATCGGAGCCGATGATGTAGTGGGTGAGCTCGGGCCAGGCCCTGAAGGCCAAGTCGTCCCTGAGGCTCATGCTCGCGGTCTTGCCAGGATGGGTGTGCCAAGTGGCGTCGGCGGTGAGCCCATACGAAAACAGGTCCGAGGCGCTCACCTCGAACCCGTCAGTTGGATCTTTTGCCTTGTTCTCGACCTCGATCAGGGTGAGGTCTGGCATGATGAAGCCGACCCGCTCAGGCCCTTCCTCGCTGTAGAGCGAGAGCAGCTTCGAATTGAGCTCGTTTAGCTGGTGAGAGGAGATCCAGGATGTTGGTGCGCTCGGACTGGTCGGATGCATTTACAACAGAGGGATGTCTTAAATGAGCAACTATGAAATTACGCCAGCCCGCAAATGGCTCGACGCGCGACAATCTATTCCAGAGATGGTGTAGGATCTGGCCATTTTCAAGTAGAATCACAGCGTGGTTGGCCACTGTCGACTGGATCGCCAAGAGAAAAGCATCGCCAGGGCGCCAGAACGTCGGGTGTTCATCCACTACATCGAAGCCTTCCTTGTAGAAGTTTTCCATGTAGAGGTTCTTGCCCTCGTCCCACCACTTGGAATCGTGCGGGTAGTCCGCAAGGACCAGGCCGTAGTTGTCCTTGTAGAACCTCTGGACCAGGGTGTAGCAGTCGTTGACGCCGTGCTCGAAGGGGATGCCCTGCAGATGGTCGACCTTGAGCATCACAGGCTCACAGATGGGAAGCCGCCATCCGGCGTGTAGGTCCGCACCGGCAGCTGGAAGTTGACACCCTCGGACATGGCGCGCAGCTCCAAGGTCACGCCTTGGTTGGCGATGGCTTCAGGAACGCGGCCGACACGCCACATGCGCCGGTTGGCGATGTTGATGTCCTTGTCGATGTGGGCGCCGAGCACCTCGTACCGGATGACAGTCGCCAGATCGAGGAGGTTGTCGTGCAGGAACGGGTTGAAGATGCCGAACGGGTTGGCCACACGGAGCGTCGGCTTAGCCTCCTGGCCGTCGGCGGCACGCTTGTCGCCGGAGAACTGGATGGCGCAGCTCTCGAAGAAGATCTTCTGCCAGGTCGTCGACGGGCCGTCCTTGATGTAGATGGAGGTGCCCGGCGACATCTTGAGGTGGATCGCCCAGAGAGGGACGACTGCATCGGCCGTGAGTTTCTGACTCTCGGCAATGTGTTCAACAGGTGCTGTCATTGAGGTTGGGCTTGAATGAGCTTGATCGAGAAAGGTTCGACGGCGCCATTACCCTTCGCGATGCCCTTCATCGGAGGCAAGGGCTCAGCGAAGCGCACGACTTGCTGGCCCCAGACAGGATGATTGTAGATGAACGGCTCGTAAAGCTGATGTGTCTCGTAAAATATTTCCAGCCTGAGAGCATTAACCTCCGGCCAGATACCGGCGTCCGGATTTCCGAGTGCATTCTTGAAATAGACCATCGTCGTAAAATCCAGAATGAAAGTCTTCTGGATTGGGTCTCGAGGTTTTGACGTGAAGGCCCAGCCGCCGCCGAACTGCATCTTGGCAGAGTTATCGTTTCGGGCTATTGAAACAATATGATACGGAAAATTGAAGACTGATAAAGCCATGGTGAATATATAAGAAGGACTGTCTTGCAGGCAACCCCCTTGCGCCGACTCGGACAACCACTATGTTGGTCGGCCGGAAGCGCAAGGGAGCTGGGAATGAGACGAATTGTTTTGGTAGCGTTGATGTTGGCGGGGTGTCAGACGACCGCGGAGGTAAACCGGCCGCTGGCGCCGCCTCCTGCTAACTGGAGGGCTCAAGTAGCGGCTGCTATGAAGGCCAGTCTATTCGATCCGTATTCGGTTCGTGAGGCCGCTGTCACTGAGCCACACATATCAAGCTATACCCATGGTTGGCAGGTCTGCGTCCTGGTGAATGCCAAGAATCGACTTGGAGGTTATACAGGAAGACAAGCTTCAATTTGGTCGTTGTATGACGGAAACTGGATCAATACCTCAGGTGATCGGTGTTATGATCCAGTTGGTCCCTTCCCCGAGCTAGGACCTACCACTTAGGCGCCGCCGACCTGAACCTGCTTGATCAGAGTGCGGATGGCACCCTTCGACTGAATGTCCCGAGCGATGACGTGGACGATGTCCTTTGGCCCGGGGACCGGAACATCGTCCGGCGGGACCACATAGACGTTCACGTTGTCGGGCTGGCGCGACTGGATCGGCTGGATGTTGCCCTGGCTGATGTGCCGGTTGCCGAGCGCGTTGATCTCGTCGAGGTTCTTCTTGCCGATCGCCTGCACCGCAGACTGACGCAGGATGTACTCACCCTGCTGGGCCAGCACCAGGGTATCATCACGCGTCGAGCGAGCTCCGCCCGCAGCGCGGATCATGCCGGGGATCGAGCCGCCGAGAGCCCGCCGTATATAGAGGCCGTTGGCGGCGGCCGGCACTGGTGCAGCCGCTGCAGCTCCAGATGCGCCCCCGCCGAAACCTGGAAGCAGGTTGAAGAGACTGTCGACCAGTTTGTCGGCCAGACGCTTGGCGATCACGTTCTGAATGGACGAGATGATGCTGGTCGCAAAACTCTTAATGGCGTCCTTGGCCTTCATCGAACCATTAGCCAGGTTCTTGAACAGCTCCGCGAACGAGTTCGACAGATCGCCGACAACCTGCTGCATGTCGGAGAGGTTGCGGGTGTCGGTGAAGCCTCCGAACCCTCGACCATCGGTATCGATGCCGGCGTTCTGCTGGAAATTCCCGCGGGCGCCTGATAGCAGACCGGTGAAGGTAGAGGGGTTGTTAGGACCCTGAGTGCTGAGGGCGTTTTGCTTCCCCTTCTCGCCGGTGATCTGAGCTTCGAGCTCAGCGATCTTGCTCAGCAGCAGCTGCTTCTGCTCGGCATCGAGGTTGCCGCCCTTCTCCAGCTGGGCCTCGCGCTCCTTGAGCGCCGTCGTCTCGGCCTGCAGGGTCTTGATGTGCTCAGCCCGGACCTCGTCCTCGATGCCGAGCTTCTGCTTCTCCAGGTTGGTTCGGTCCTGGTCACTGTACTGGGCCGAGAAGCGGGGGTCGCTGGCGCGCTGGATCGTGGCGTTGACCTGGTCGAGCTTCTGCTGAGACACCTTGTCCTGAGAGGCGGCCAGATCATCATAGAGTTTGATGATGTTATCGATCGCCTTGGTCTGCAGCTCACGACGCTTGTCTTCGATCTGGCTCTTCTTGTCGTCTTCGGTCAGATCCGGGTTCTTCTGGATCTTGTCGATCTCAGCCTGAATGATCTTGCTCTGCAGATCATCATAGCTGCCGATCAGCTTCTTGATGTCGTCCGGCGTGGCGCCTTTGGCGCTGGAGATCAGACTATCAAGGGCGCGCTGGTCTGCAGCCTCTTGGCGATCCAGGGTCTTCTTCAGATTGCTGAAGGTGTTAGTGGCCCCAGCCTTGGCCGTGTCTGCATTATCCTTGGCATCCTTCTCCTGCTGTGCCTGGAGCGTCGCATCCTTCTTGGCGCGGTCGAGCTCGGCCGGCGAGGTGACCACGTTGAGGATCGGGTTGATGCCCTTCTCCTCGAACGTCTTCGACAACTTCTGCAGGACCTGGGCAACGGTATCGTTGGGATTTAGACCATTTGCCTCCAGGTTCTTCGGCTTGACGACAGAACCGGCGCGGGCGTTAGGGTCCGCCGTCAGCAGAGCTGTGGAGCCTTGCTGATGGAGCACATACCGGTTGAAGTCAGTGACCTGCAGGCCAGCATCCTGCAAAGCCTTATCGTTGGCAGCAGTGAACTGACGCATCAGCTCGACCTGCTTCTCGACCGACAGCGTGAACTTGCCGGAGAGGATGTCGGCCTTCAGACCGGCAACATCCTTGATGCCGAGGAGCCCGGCCAGAGTGGACGGGATAAACTGGAACAGACCGTAGGCGGCCGAAACACCGCCACCAGGGAGAGGTGTCCGATTGACGGCGTTCGGGTTCCGACCGGACTCGAATTGCGCCGCCTCCAGGAAGTAGCGGTCGCCACCGGCTCCCTCCAGGATCTTCCTATCGGTCTCGCTGGCGTTCTGGTTCGGCACCGCCGTGTTGAAGCGGCTCGCGTTGAACGGGCCATTCTGGCTGGCGATATCCTCCAGCACCTTGAGGCGCTGCTGGATCAGATCGTCGATCTTCCGCATCAATTCCTTAAACCTGGCCGAGGTGTCGGGCAGGCTCTTGGCCTCGTCGCGGAGCTTGGAGATTTCGGCGTCGAGCGCGTCCTTCTTCGCGGTGAGCGAGCGCTCGAACTCTTTGATGATCTGTTTCTGCTTCTCACCCTGGTCGGCGATCAGGTCGAGGTTGATTTTCTCGCGCTCGTCGTCGCGTTCTTGTAGCTGAGCGTCGAGAGCCTCCTGCTCGTCGGACGTCAGCTTCTGGCTCCCCGGCCGGAGCTTAGCCAGCAACGTATCCAGCTCCTTGAGCTGGTCGAAGTAGCCGCCGATAGAGACCTGGATAGCCTTACTGGTCGAGGCATCGCCAGCCTTGGCCTGGGCGACGGCCAGCTGGATCTGCTTCTGCAGAGCCTTCTTCTGAGCATCGATCGAGGCCTTGGCGGCCTTGAAAGCGGCTTTCTCATCGCCGAGCGACAGGATGCTGCTCGTGATCTTTGCCATCTCATCCGGGATGCCGGTGCTGCGGATGAGGCTCTCGATTTCCTCAGGCGTCTTGCCTTGGCTCTGGAGCTGCAGCCGCACGTCATCGAGAGCGGCCTGGAGGATGTTGATCTGGTTCTTGGTCTCTTCCAGCAGCTTGTCGCGCTCGGTGATCAGGCCCCGGGCGTCCTTGGCCACGTCAGAGTTGACCAGGCTCAGGACCTGCGTGCGAACCTGGGCGGCCAGGCTCTGGACCTGCTGGTCGACACCAAGCGTCTGCTGCTTGACCTTCGCCTGCTCTACGGCCTGTGAGGTGGTCTCCTGCTGCTTCTGGTTCAGCTGCTGCTCGCGGGCGCCGGCGCGTTGGGCTTCCAGGCCGTTCAGCAGCTGCTGGAACTGCTCGATCTTCCTGACGTCTTCCGCGCCGTTGCCGCCAAGCTGTTCGCTCAGGTCCTTGAACTGATTGAACTGGGCCATCAATTGCTTGACAGCAACGACGCCCTTGGTGATGTCATCGTCGGTGAAGTTCTTAGTGACACCGGTGGCGATCTCGAACGCCTTCCTGATGTCCGGGCCGAATGTCTGCTCCAGACCCTTCGGGATCGCAGCCTTTACCTCTTCAGGGGTCAGAGGCCGCGTGACGTTGCTGTCCCGAACCGCGGTCACGGCGTAGGGAGCGAACGTCTTGTTGAGAGCAGGCGTCTGCTGCTTGAGGTTTTCCTCAACCTTCTTCGCCAGTTGCTCGTCCAGGAGCTGCAGGTCGATCAGCTTCTCACGCAGCGCACCGGGGATATCCGCCTGGAGCTTGCCTTCGAGCTTCTCCAGGGCCGTGATCAGGTCGCCAATCGAGCCGGTTGTGCCCTGGAATTCCAGGCCGAGATCAGCGAAGGCGTTCTTCACCTCGATGATCTTGGTCTGCTTCATGATCGGGTCGTTCTCCAGCTGGGCGCTGCGCGCGTTGAGCTGGTCGATCGTTTCCCGTATCCTGGCGATCGCGTTCGTCTTCTCCGAGATCGTGCCTTCGACCTCGTTGAGCTTGCCCTTCAGCTTGTCGATCTTCTCGGCCGTTGTCTCGACCGAGCCGCCCCAGTTGAGGAATCCGATCGCCACAGTTGCCAGGAGGCCAAGGATGACGCCAAATGGGCCGCCGAGGAAGCTGACGGCCCTGGAGAGCAGACCGACGGCGCCGGCGGCTTCGGTCACCGCGCCGGTGACGGCCGGCACCGCAGCCGCAACGGCGCCGGCCCCTCGGGTCAGGCCAAGGAAACCGCCGGCCAGCGAACCAAGAGCGCCTAGAATCTTGGTGGTGGTGAAGGCTGCGAACAGGCTCCCGATGACCGGCACCACGTAGGGGATCTGGTTCGCAGCGGCGATCACGTTGGTGAGACCGGTCGCGACGAGCTTCAGAGTCTCCAGGAACGGCTTGAACGCATTGTAGGCCGCGGTTAGGACCGTGGACCCGAGCTTCGCCATGATGCTGGCGAAGCTCTCCATGTTGGTGGCCGCGGCCTGGGTTGCAGCCTGGGTCAGGGCGAACTGCTGCTCCAGGTTCTTGGCCGCTTCCAGGTTGTTGTTCAGGGCCGAGTAGGCCTGGACCGCGCGGACCTCGAAGGTCTGGAAGGCGTCCGCGGTGGTGAAGCCCTTCTTGTTCAGGTTGTCGAGGACCCCGACCAGGCCGTTGGTCTTGAGGTCGATGTCGGCCAGGGTGATGCCGAGCTTGTCGAAGGTGGTCTTCGCCTTCTCGGTCGGGTTCTGGAGATCGATGAAGAGCTGGCGCAGGCCGGTGCCAATCGTCGAGCCTGACCGGATGCCGGCGTTGGACAGGGCGCCGATCGCGGCTATCAACGAGGTGTAGTCCTCGCCAGCGTCCTTGGCGATGTTCGAGGAGTACTGCAGCGCCGTCGACAGCTGATCCATAGTCAGCTTGGTCGAGTTCAAGGCCTGCGTCATCACGTTGGCGATCTGCGCGATCTCCGGACCCTGGAGATCGAACACGTTGAGCAGGTTCGTCAGCACGTCGGTAGACTGCTGCAGCGTCGAGCCCGAGGCCGAGGCCAGGTTCAGGACCGCCGGCAGAACATCGGTCACCTGCTTGGCGGACAGACCAGCCTGGCCGAGGGTGGTGGCGATGCCGGCCACCTCGCTGGCAGTGAACTTCGAGGCCTGGGCGACGGCGAGCAGGTCCTTCTCGAACTGGCCCATCTGCGACTGGGACGTCGCCGTGATGGCCTGGAACTGCTTCAGGTTCTTATCGAGCTCGACGATGCCGCTGATCAGGCCGTAGACGCCGCCGAAGGCGCCACCGATCAGGGCGTAGTCGGCGATGTTGCTGAACCGCTCAGCCAGTAGTGGGGCGCCACCCTGGAAGTTCCGGCGAGCCTGCTGGAACTGCAGCTGGCTACCGACACGGTCTTCCAGCGTCCGCGGTGCAGCGGCGTTGGCCATCTTCTCTCTGGCGGCTGCTTCCCGCTCCGCGGCCTGGGCTGCCTTGCGATCGGCGGCCTCCTTGATCTTGTTGAGCCGGAGCTGCTCCTGGTAGGTCGCCAGCAGTTGGGTCTGCTCTTCCTGAGACTTGGCGAAGAATTCATCAGGTGTCAGACCAAGCGCCTTGATCGCCGTACTGGTGCGAATGTCACGGCGAGCGGTGCTCAGGCCGCGAGCATTTTCACGATTGACGTTGCCCTGGCCGGTGAAGTTCTCAATCGTCTGGGAAAGTGTGTCCGCTTCCTTGGTGGCTCGCGCCTTCAGGAAGGTCTGAGCGTTAAGGCCGGCAGCTTCGAGCTGCTTGTTGAGTTTCTCTTCTGCCTCGGCCGCACGCTGGGCCTCCCTGGCGCGCCGCTGCTCGGCCTGGAGCCGACGCTCGGCCTGGCGCAGAATCGCCTTCTTGGCGGCGTCATCCTTATCGGCAAATTCCTGATCGGTCATATTGACCGTGCGGAGGAGATCCTGCCTTCGGTTGTCGGTGCGAGCTCGGTTGAGCCCCTGCTGAGCCAGGGTGCCGCTCAAGTTGGTGACGAACTTGTCGACCAGCTGGCCGATGTCGTTGTTGAGCTTGGTGAAGCGGGCCTGCAGGACCTGCGACTGAGAATTGAGCTGTGCCTGGGTCTGCTGGAAGAGCTGGTTGGTGGTGTTCGCCCGAATGTTATCGGTGGAGGCGCCGGGCGACTTGAGGGTACTGATCTGGAGCTGGCCGAGGCCTTTCTGGAAGGCTTTGCCCTGCAAGGTGGAGAGTCGCTCAATCTGAGAATTGAGCGACTGCAACTGCTTGGTCAGGACTTCGACCTGCTTGGCAGCACGTTCGGCTTGAGTCTCGGTTGTTCCGAGGTCTAGATTTACGCCAACATTAATATCGTCGTCAGCCACCTAGTATACCTGCCAATGCCATTTCCATATCCGTCACAGAACTAACTACTTTGTCCGGTTCCGGTTTTGATTTACTATTTTTTTCACTTCCAAATATATTGCTCGCAATAATGGCGAGGTTCTCAAAATCTTGATTTACTCTGACCGCCTCAAATTCGATCTTGAGGCGGGTCATAACTCGTAGGTCGTTGATGGAGTGCGACCAGTAGATGATGTCGAGGTCACTCGGCTTGCAGCCGAGCGACCAGATTATGATGTCCTGCCAGCTACGCTTTTCGAGCCATCGAGAGAGGCATTGAGGCCCTTCATTCGATCCTCTTCCTGCTTGTACAGGGCGGTCGTCTTCTCGAGCCTGCTCAGAAAAAAACCAAGGACATGCTCCTTGGCCCAATCGAGGACCGAGCAGATGTCCTGAACCGAGTAGTCCAGATCGTCAACGTCAACACCACCCGTACGCTTGCCACTGGGCTTCCGCGGTACGAATACCGCTTCGAGGACGCTCTCACGCAGGTCGTCGTCGAAATCGACTGCGCCGATATTGACCGGGTCCTTGATTAGAGCCACAAGCTCCGAGAGGAGGCCATAACTCATAAAAAATTCGGTAGTTCCAAGGGTCAGTTTGTCGTTCAAGACTTGTCTCCAGAAGAATATGAAGGAGATATAATGACGACTCTACTGTATTCAAGATAGGGAAAAGCCCCGCGTTTTGCGGGGCTTTTCTTGGTGTGGCAGCTGGAGACTTACTGCCGGAGGATGGTGATCGGCGTCGGGTAATCCGCGTAACCGGTATCGGTCGGCACCGGCGCGTACGGCGACACCTCGAAGGGCAGGTTCGCGAAGTTCTCGGTGTTGAACGAGAAGGCGAAGCCCTTGGTGATCTTGACGCGCGGGAACACCAACATGACCGGGGTCTGGTTGTCGATCGCCGTGCCAACGATCTTCATGGAGAAGACGTTGTTCGACGTGGTCGCGTCGGCGTCGATCTTGTTGAACAGGCCAACACGGTCGACGGTGTTCGAGAAGCTCACACCCGTCGGCACGGCGTAACCGGTAAAGGTCACGGTCGTGTTCGGCGCCGAGTAGCTGGACGAGATCACCTTGAAGACGTGGACTACGTCGCCAGAACCCTTCTGGATGAAGCCCCACTTGCCGGCGACGAACGTGGTCGTCTGGTCACCAGTGATGGTCAGGGTCGTTGCGGCCGCAGCCACGTTACCAGCAAGGGGGTACTGCGTCGAGATTGGGGCGTAACCGGAGCCGGCCTGGAGGCCGAGGCCGTAGGCGATGTTCTTCGCCGTGAACTCGTACACCTCGAAGGAGGCAGACAGGTTGCGCTTGGTGGGAACCGACATCACCAGGTCGTTGGTGATGCCCTGCGTGAGCTCCACGGTCGAGACGTCCGACGTCACCTGAATGTTCTTCGTCAGGCCGAGCGAGTTGTTCGCAGCGTTGAGGGTATGAATTTCGCTCTGGGCGCCGATCATAACGGTGGCGGAACCGAGCTGAAACTGAGTAGTTTGAGCCAAACCAGGCATAAAATATGAATCCTTGAAAAGCAGCGGTGGTATTGCTGATTTAAGGACCCGGCACTATATTACAAATCTAGGAGAAGTTTGGAGAAGTTTTGCGAATGTCTTACAAGGTTGTCACTGTCAGATTGCCGGAAATGTTGTATCGCACCATCGCAGCCAGGGCGAAGCACAATCTCCGGAACATCACGGCAGAAGTAAATTACCTACTTGAGTGTGGGTTGGCCGAACGCTCAGATGTCACTCGAGAATTTATGCGGGTGATCCTGATGCAACAGCCGTCAATTGAAGGCAATGACGCCGCTGCAAACGATAGACCGGTAGGCTCTAACCTCAGCTCGTGACATAGGCGACACGACCGTTCCATCGGTCATCACGATATTCCCAAGTGGGGAACCAGTATCAGCGTCGACCAGGGGGATGCGTTTCTCAGGAGCCAGGGCGTCATAGAGCTTCGCCATGGCACCGCGCATCCTGAACAGGTTCAGATCATTGAACGAGCAGTAGCCGATTGCAAATGCGAGGTCGTGGACCTTGTTATCGTTGACGATCGAGAAGGACGATAGGCCGATACAGTCACTCTCGGGTAGACTTTCCATCTCAGCATGAGCCTCGAAGTCGACCAGCTGGACGTCGCTTAGATTGAGATCCTTGCAGAACTTGATCAAGCTGGCGTGAACGTTTTCCAAAAGCAATGCCATTTTAAGATCCTCTCTGGATACCTTTGAAGAAGTTGCCAATTGCGGACTCGATCGCCCGCGGGATGCGTTGCAGCGCCCAAACAGCCAGGGCTGGCGCGAACAGAGGCCGCTGGCTATAGACCAGGCCACCACCTTCCAGCTTGTCGTTGTTGGTCAAGCGCCGGCCGCGGCGGCCGAGCAGTTTCTTCATGACTTGTTCATTGTCCTTGAAGACCAGCTTCGTCAGCGTGGTATTGCTGGTGCGACCTGTGTCAAAGTCGCCGAGTGCGATCTTACCAGCGGCTTTCAGGTTGAAACCCTTGGCCGGCAGGATGTTGATCTTCAGATTGCCGATTGGGATTTTGGAGCCCTCTGGCGGCTTCGGGTCTAGGTGCCACTCGACCGTCACACCCCCGAGCTTCTGTGCCGGCAATTCAGCATTCTCCAGGAAGAACTGCTGCAGAGCGCCGGTTCGTTTCCAGAAGCTGGTAGGATAATTCGGATCACTGCTCCTCTTACGCTTCCTGCGCTTCAGGTAGCGCTCCGTGAGCTCGCGCCATACAACATGACCATCCATGTTTGTCAGGCCGAACTGATTGATCTGCTTGAGGTTCCTAACCTCTGATGTGTCAGCGCCGAACTGTTGAGCTCCCAACTCTTGTCGGAAAGGACCTGGCCGTCTACCGATCAGGTTTGATCCGATGAAGTTCATCAGCCTCGCTAGCTCAGCTATACCTCGCCTCTGCATCGAGGCAGCGACCTTCGGCATCTTCTCGTTGATATTCGCGATACCTACCTGTTCGACGTACTTCTCGATGCGCTCGCTCATATCGCCTGATATGTTGGCGGCAGCCGCCTCTAGCTGCTTATTCTCCCAGGTCTTGACCTTGCCACCAAACCTGGTGGTGATCTTCACTCCTACTGACTTGGCCATTACTGGATTTCCAGCAGGTTGACGCCGAAGATCTTGACCTTGCGCTTCACGAGCGCACCGTCGATCTTGTCGCCGAGCTGCACAGGAGCACCGGTGATGACACGACGGATGTCGGCCTCGACCTTGAGTGTGGCGTCGATCGGCACACGGCCGTAGAGCTCGATGGCACACCAGATCGGAGGCAAGTCGAAGCGATCCGACTCCTTCTTGAGGCCGGTGACCGGATCGGTCGTGGGCATCACCCGCGACCAGGTGACGAGATCGGTCATCTGGAAGCAGCGGTAGACGTTGACGCCGTGGTGGCCGAGCAGAAACCGCCGGCCGTAAGCATCCACCATAACGTCGCCGATCTTGACCGGCTCGCCCGGTGCCGTCCTGAGCGCCAGTCGGCCCTCGGCGAAGTCGTAGGTCGGCAGCGAGTTCTCCTCCACCGGCTGGAGGATGCCACGGACGTAGGTGTCCGGCTCAATGAGGAACTGTTGGGAGAAGCGGGCTTGGGAGGAGCGCATTACGCACCTGTGATGGCGTCGGTGCCGGTCGTCAGACTGACGAGCGCCGGGACAACCTCGTCGGTGTTGGAGATCGAGGCGAGCGCCAGGGTGATTAGCCCCTGGGCGGCCTGGGCCAGCTTGTCGTAGTCGGGCTTGACGCGGTCGAAGCGCTGGTTGGTAAGGGAGCCGTCGGTCTGCTTGGAGAGCGGCCGGAGCTCGAGCGAAGGGATCAGCCGGAGCGCGCAGGTCGCCACGATGGCGTCGTTGGCGCGGATGGTAGAGAGATTGCCGGCGGTCAGTGCCGTCTCCAGCTCGCCGGTGTTCAGCAACGAGTTGAATTCGTAGTAGGCCGCGGTCAGATCCACCTCGTCGTCACGCAGCTCGTCCTCGTCCATGCCGAGGAAGGCCCGGACGTCGTCCGGAGAGACGGTATGGTTGAGGAACGGAACCAGCCGGTAGATCTTCACCATCCGGTAGGTGTTACCGCCTTGGGTCCACACCACCTGCACCCAGCGCTTTTCGAAAAGCGCTGGGGCAGTGATAGCATTGTCGGACGCGGAGACTAGGACGACAACGCTGGTCTGGGTGTCACTGGTGCTGATGGCCTGATCAGTGACGATCAAGTCACCTGAGTTGTTCCGAACGGAATAGGTGACGGAGTCGGCGTCCGGGATCGACGTCCCGAGCTTGGTTTCGAGATGAAACTGCAGAGAGACATCGGACCCGGCGATGAAGTCCATCACTTACGGCCCTTGCGAGGAGCGGGGATGGGCAGCTGCGGCTCGGCGTCCTTGCCAAAGCTGGAGAGGAAGGAGGCTTTGGCGAGTTCGAGGTCGCCATCGGACTCGGTCACATAGTTGCGCCATTCGGCGTCCGTGGCCGTGTCCTTCAATTCTGCGATGACGGTAAGTCTGTCGCCGCGCATCGCATCGACGAAATTCGTGAAGGGCACCACCGTGTAGCCCTTCGAGCGGATCTCGACGAGGTTGTTGGGGTCGAGCAGCATGAACCGCCCGAGGGTCTCAACAAGAAGCATTTTCATGATTGTTTCCCGAGGAGTGGGAAGGGGGGCTCTCGCCCCCCTTCTCATCAGTTGCCGAAATCGAAGATTTCGCGGGAGCTGGGGAAGATGATCCGGTAGCCGGTGTTCTCGGTCCGGACGTAGGTGATCGCCTGGTTCTTGATGGCCTTCTCGGACTCGGTGACGAGCGAGTTGGCCTCCTTGAGCTCTTCGATCGCCTCGGCCTTGGTGAGGCCGATCAGCTTGTTGGCCGGCGCTGTCGAGGACAGGGCGAAGTTCACCTTACCGCCGAGCAGAGGCACGCCGCCGAGGGAGAAGCCGGCGCTGGCGATCTGGTTGGCGTCCGTGGTGATGGCCGCGGTTGTCGGAACCGAGAAGAGGAACAGCCACTGGATGTAGGCATTCCAGTTGCCGACCACGGTGTCGACCGGGTAGCCGGCCTGAGCGCGGGCAACCAGCCAGGCGAGCAGATGCTTCCAGGACAGGGTGCCGTTGGTCGCCGTGCCGATCGGGCCGCCGTTGAAGGAGCTCTGGTCCACCTCGTTCGCAGCCGCAGCCACGCCGTCGCCGTTGATCAGGGTCGTGGTGGCGACACCGACCTTCGACATCTCCACCTCGCGCAGGGCGCGGGCGAGATACGGGGTGAGGAAGTCGAGCTTGGCCCGGCGGTTGAACTCGTACGACATCTCATAGCCGAAGCCATGCTTGTAGAACTTCACCGACTTCTCGGAGGCGGTGATGGTCTTGATGCGGACGCGGCCGAGCTCGGCGACCGGGGTCATGGACTGGTAGTCCGTGGCCTGGTCGTTGACCACCGTGGAGAGCAGCTCCGTGCCGTTGATCGTGCGGGACTGCGACACGAACGCCGCGGTGTTCTCGTACTGGCTCTGGCGGTAGGACCACTGGAGCATGTCATCGACGACATACGGGAACAGGGCACGTACGCCGGGGAAGGTGGCGAAGGTGTCCGAAGCCAGCTCGATGAACTTGGCGCTCTCGACGTCGTCGCGCAGCGGCACTTCCAGGACCTGGAGGGCAGCGGCGTAGCCGTCGATGAAACCGTCGGAGTCGCGGTAAAGTGCCGGGTCTGCCGACATCTTCGGGTCGATGGCGATGGCGAGGAAGTCGTCGAGCGGCAGGCCGTATTCGGCGGCTTCCTGGACGAGAGCCGTGCCGGCTTCGCCCGAGGCCGTAGTGGACTTGTCGCGGAGCTTCAGCAGCTCCTCGGGAGCCCGGCGCCTGATCGCGTTGCGCGGAGCAAACTGGTTGATGGGAGCGACGAAAGACATAATTGAAAATTACTCCGTGATGAAAATGACTTAGAAGATGCCGCGGGCGACCGTGGCGATGCCACTGGCGACCTTGAGGACGATGTTGTCGTTCGGGGCAGCGGTGCCCTTCTTGACTTCGCCGGCATTGGTGCCGCCGACGGCCGTGTCGCCGACAGCCAGAGCGTCCGCAGCCGTGACCGGGAAGTTCATGATGAACTTGGTCTCGACGGTGACGAGCTTGGTGCCTTCGTTGATGCGGTCTTCGAAGGTGCGGGCGTAGCCGACGATGCGATCACCGTTGCCGGCAATCTTCACCGTATTCGCGGCCGTGGTGTCGAGCGCGAGAGGCTTGCCGACGACGCTGGCGTAGGTGAGACCCGAGCCAGAGATGTTCATCGTCAGATGAAAATCCGAAAAGTGCGTACCGGCCAGGTCGACAGTGGTGTGGAAAGGCGTAGACATGAATGAAATACCTCGTGAAAATTACTTGCTGCGCCGGAAGGCCGAACGCTTGGGGTAGGTGGATTGGTTCTTCTCGGCGTCGCTGATGGCGTCGCGAGACTTACCGGCCTCGGCGAGAGCTGCGACGAGGTCTTGGGCCTTCTGCGAGCAGAGGGCGATGATCTCGGCGGGAGCTTCCGGGAGCTTGGGGTCGAGGTCGCCGGCGGCCACGAGGACCTTCTTGGCGACATCTTTCAGAGCATCGAGGACGGCGGCATGGTCTTCCGGCTTGATGGCATCAGCGTTCTGCGTCTGAGAGGCAGTCAGCTGTTCGTTAAGCTGGGCGACCTGGCCGGTCAGGTCCGAGATCTGCGCATCCTTGGCAGCGAGCTGAGCATCGAAGCCCATCTTGCTGGCCTTCAGATCCGTCAGCTCGGAGAGGAGGGCAGTCAAATCCATTTCAAAGTCCTTGGTGGGTGAAATGCTGGCGTTGAGGACCAAAAACGCGGGGTCCAATCCGCTTGCGGCGAGCCGATTGTCAGCGAACACGCCTTGCTCTCGTGGGACGATGCGGGCGTTCTGGGCGCCGCCCCGTCCCACGAGAGACATCTCGAACCAATTGGCGAGCCCCTTGACGATGCCGTGGGAGTTCTCGCCCAGCTGGTTGCCCTTCGGAGACCGGCCCGAATAAAAGGCGTCGGGCTGGCCCTTCTGGTTCATGTCGAAGTAGTCGAAGCCGTCGACCGAGTTGATGAGCTGCTTGCCGAGGATCGAGACCGACACCTGATCTACGGTGCCGCTATCGATCTTCTCCGCGATATCCGCGTGCTGCGGATCGACAGAAAAAAGGACGCGGAGCTCATCGCCGTGGAGCTCTCCGTGGAATACGCGTCCAACCGGCAGGGGGCCGGTGTTGTGGTTCAGCTGCAGCGGCAGCGATTCCTTGTTGACGGCGTCAGCCATCTCCTGGAGGAACGAAGCATCATGGACCGCGCCCTTGTAAAGCCAGTGGCTCTTGCGGATCGGCAGCGTATTCAGCGCGATGGCTTCGTACACGTTGACGTCCTCACTGATGCCACTGGCTTTCAGTTTGTCGAGAATGTCAGCGCTTTTGGTAACTTGCTTCATAGTGCCTGAGATGTTTATTGCTGTTCTAAAAGCAACTCTGTGAGAATTTCGGAGAAGTTTTGAGAATTTTTCTGCCCCTTCTTGGCAGACTTGGTCATCTTGCTGGCGGTCTTGGAACCTGTAGGGGCAAGAGACTTGCTGAGCGGGCCGCCATTTGTGGTCGAGACGTCAGCTGCGCCAGTGTCTCCGGCCGGAACCGGCGTCATGAACCCAGTGCCGGAGAGTGGTGGGGCGCCGTCGTTCGGCAGCCGGCCGTACATCTCCAGGGTGTACTCTTCGTCGGTGATGATGCCGTCGGAGAGGTCCTGACGCAGGCGCGCGGCCTTGAGGGTGAGCTGGGGCTCCAGTTCGGTTTCCGGCCGGAGCTCGGCCTTGCGGAAGCGGACCTCGGCGTAACCCTGGAAGCCGTTCTGGTTGAGGAGGAACGTAAGCACTCTTGCCAGGAGGTCCGACAATGGCTCATTGAGTTCGTCGGCGAACATGGCGGCAATGCGAGCCTCGACCGAGCCGGTGTTGGCACCGTTCTCACCACGTCCAATGACGGTGCTCATGACCTTGAGCGCCGCCTGGTTCTGGGCGTTCAGGGTGTCGACGACGGCCGAGATGTCGATGGACGCACCAGGCTTCTTGTCGTTGAGCATGCCGAGCTCGACGGCGTCGGTATGCGTGACAGCCTGGTCGGCGCGGATGTTGGCGAAGGAGGCGGACAGCTCCCCCATTCGCGTATTGACCCAGGACTTGAGGGCGTTCTGGTCGGCCTTGACGTTGGCCGGCGCGTTCTTGATCAGCACCTCTTCCATGATGGTGATTTCCATCCTGGGGTAGCCGGTGATCTGCATGATCCGGTAGAGGTCGTTGATGACCTGCTGGCGGGCGGCGATGGTGTTGATCGCGGCGACGAAGGCCGAGTTGGCGTAGATTGCGGTCGGATCGCGCCGGTAAAAGGCGACGAAGAAGGTCGGGAAGTCGAGCGAGACTTCGTCAGAGGAGCCCGGTACGAGCTGCACTGGCTTGTACTGGCCGGACTGCTTCTCGTACCACTTGATGGTGGCCATATCGACCTGGCGTAGCGAGTCCGGGGTGAGCTGCTTGTCGACGATGAGCTCGACGCCGATGGCGCCGCGGAGAAGCAGCATGTAGCGGTACTCGGCCAGTATTTGGCGCAGCGACTGCTTCAGTTGGAATTTGAGGGTGTAGTCGGTCTGAATCGCGAGCTTGACCAGGATCTGGTGCAGCTGCTTGGTCGCGTCAGGATCGATCTGTCCATCAATGGTGCGGGCGATGACGACCGGGTCGGTGTTCGACAGCGTCAGATAGGCATGGACCGCTGCGGAGATGTCGGGGTCGTGGACGAACAGGCTCTTGAGAAGATCTCGACTGTTGTCCGCCTGGCGGCTGGAGAAGATGTCGGTGAGATGGTCCTGGTAAGTAGGGACCGTCAGGACGTTTTCAGCTTGGCTCGGATTGAACGTTGCAGAACTAGTCGTGCCACCCTTCTTGGGATTGCCTTTCGGCAGCACGAACTGGAGCAGATTGTCTAGTACACCCATGAACTATGTTTAGGCAACCATTCCGAGAGAAATATTGGCTTTCGCCCTTGACTTGCTATTTAGTGCGCCACTCGGAGAGTTCAAGAGGTTCGTTCCAAACAGGAAAGCATTGAACCGGGCTTCACTGTTGTTGGCGAAGTCGATCACCTGTTTTGTCCGCATCGCCAGGAACAAATATCCTAGCGCGTGGAAGAAGTGGTCGTTTCCTGTGAGCTTCTGCCAACGAGCGTCTTCACCAGGGACCTCAATTCGAACCATGTCTTGTAGTTGTGCAACGATGATGTGTTCGAGCTGTCCGTATCCGACGAAAGAGACTGCTTGCTTCCGAACCATGCGGGCGACTGTGTCGATCGCCATGGTTCGATTAGCGACAAGATGGCTAAAGACATCGAATTCATCCGTTTTGGTTGTGACTGCCTGGACAGAGTTGGTGGTGGAATAGTCGACCGGCAGGATGATATGGGCCGTGTCGTCCCGGATCTCCTCAGCCGTTGGGCGGTACGGCTCCAAGTCCATACAGCCACCGACGATGTTGTACTTGCTTCGCAAGGACGAGATGGTCGATTTCAGCTCAGCCTGAGGTACCTGGCGCCACTCGAACACCACTCCAGGCTTGCCGACGACGACGTGGCAGATCAGGCCGACGTCGATGCCGATGAAGCATTCGTCCACGGCCGAGGGCTCGACGGCTTGGGAGCCGTTCATGCAACCCCTGATCTGGGCCTCGTTCAGGCGGGCGTTGGAGTCGTTGAAGGCCTCACCCAAGACGGTATTGTGGAAGCCGCGGAGGTTGTTGGTCGCCTTGTACTGCCCGAGCTGCTTGAAGACGTAGGCGGGGTCGGCGATCAGGCGGACGCCGAAGGGACGGACTCGATAGCCCCGAGTTTTCCGAGCCGGGTGCTCGGCGATCCAGCTCCAGTTGGCGGGATCGTGGTTGATCCCTCGACGGCAATGCTCACAACAGATGAAGGACGAATTGAAGTCAATTCGGCCAACTTGGTCTGCATCGAGGCTAGTAAGGTCCTCGACATCGGGTACTCCCGGAAGGCAGAGAAATCTGGGATGAAAGATGGGGATCTGGTAGCGGGTGCAGTGGGGGCAGCGATAGGTCCACTCATTCTTGTCTGAGGCCTCGTAGAAAGCGTCGATGCCGTAGCCGACGAAGGTTGGGGTGGAGAAGCGTTGGGTGATGCGATGCGTCGAGCCCTGCAGGCGCGACTGGAACAGGGAGATCATGGTCTGATCGGAGAGGTCGACCTCGTCGTTGAAGAGGTAGTCCGCGGCGATCGAGGTGGCGTCGTTCTCCTTCGCGCCGGTGAAGTAACAGAAGGAGTCGTCGATCTGGTAGAGGTCCTTGCGTCGAACCAGCTTCTCGACGCCCCCATCCATGTTGAAGACCTTCTCGGTGTCGAGCAGAGGCTTCACGCGCGTCATAGAGGTACGATCACGCATCTGATCAGTCGGACTTGAGAAGATGCCGGTCGTGCCGGGGTTGCGCTTGGCGAAGCTCAAGAACTTACGGATCTGGATCTCGGTCAGGCCGATCTGGGACGGCTTGATGACGGACAGGTCCTTATGCCAGTCGTCGATGATCTGACGCTGGAACTCATAGTTCTCGAACGAGAAGGCCTTCTTTTTCAGGTGGGTGTTGGTTGACACCCACAGCGACGTGGGCATATCCGCCCGGTCGGCGTCGAAACGGTCCTGCAGCTGGGAATAGAAGTCCGCCAGGTATTGGTTCATCCAAGGCGGATATAAGAAGAGCGCGCGGCAGGTACAAGTTATACTAACTCGTTGAGGAAACTCGAAACCTAGTACTTGCGATTTTCGAGACCTATATCCATCTCCGTTTGACACCAAGCACGAGGTTTCATGTCAATTCCTACTTACCCGACATTCCCGCCGAACGTGGGAATGTCACTGCAAGCTATTGCCTTCGCATTGGCGAAGGACCCTGAATTTCTCGACCGACCAGAGTGTCCCTACCCAGCGCAGCTGAAAGAGTTCCTGGCCCGCCTGGTGGTGCCACCGCCGCCCGGTGGTGAGGGGGGGAATATGTTCGTCGGCGCCGACGGTGAGCGGGGCGACGACTACGAAATCCTGATCGACGAGATCGAGAAGTCGATCACCTCCATGCAGCAGCTGGAGCTGACCATCAAGGACAGCAACGAGCGGCTGCAGATAGCGAAGGTAAAAGCTGCTCTTATCGACAAGTGGCTCAGCCAAAAAGAACGTCTTTTGAACTTGCGATCATTGTCTCAGTTCCAGAAAATCGTGGTCGACACGATGGATGGTATTTTGAATAAAGACCAACGTACGGATTTTATGGAGAAAATTGTTGAATATCTTCGGTAATAATTGCCAAAAGTACTGGGCGGCCGGGTTGCCGGTCATTCCGCTGATCAAGAACGACAAGCGCCCATTCCTCGGCGGCTGGCAGCGCATGGCCACTCAGATGCCGACCGACGAAGAGAAGGCGCACTGGGCGGTCGAGCATGCCGACTGCAACATGGGCCTGGTGCTCGGACCGCAGTCCGGCCTGATCGCGCTCGACATCGACGTCGATGACCCGATCGTCATGAAGGTGCTCGATGCCGTCCTGCCCAAGAGCCCCTGGATCAGGAAGGGCGCCAAGGGTGAGGTGCGGATCTATAAATTCACCGGCCAGGCCACGTTCAGGGTGCGAACGGAGGACGGTGGCACGATCTGCGAATTGCTTTCGCAAAGGACGCAGGTCGTGCTGCCGCCCTCGATCCACCCCAAGACCATGGCTCCATACACAGCCAACTGCGAGCTCCTGGACGTGATCGACCGGGTGCCGGTGCTGCCTCGCGACATCGAGGTCATCGTCAAGGCCGCCCTGGCGGCCGAGGGCATCGGCACCCAGACCGCCGGCAAGGTTGCCATTGCCTCCTGGGTGCCGGCTGGGGCTCGTGACAACGCCATGGTCGCCCACGCCGGCATCATGGCCAGGGGGGTGGTTCGTGGGGAGAGGTCCCTGCGCGAGGCCATGTCAGAGATGCACCACTGGGTCGACAGCTTCGTTGAGAAGGTGTTCGGCGACGAGCTCGACCCACAGAAGGGCATCCAGAAACTGATCGAGTTTCTGCGGAAAGACGTCTTGATCGCCAAGCGGCCCCTACCGTCCGGTTGGGACGATGGCCTCACCGACGAGGACAAGGAAAGGGTCGGCGTCGCTGACTTCGGCGCCGACAACATCAAGTATGGCTACACCAGGCTCTGGGATGACTTCCAGGCCGAGGTGTCAAAGGAAGGCATCCGGCCAGGCGACCAGGCCTGGCAACGGGCAGTCGAGACCACTCTCGACCGCATGGCTGCCAACAAGGACCTGACGGCGATCGAAGAGGATAGGCTCCTGGGTCTGATGGTCGACTCCTCGGCCCGCCAGATCACCAAGGGGGGTCTGCGTCGCGATCTGCGTCAGCGCCGGGTGCGGGATACGCTCGGCGATGATCATGCCTCGATTGCCTCGGCGGTGCTGGAGGATCTGTCCGCGGTTCATGGTCCGCTCCGGTTCACGTCCGGGGGTTGGGTCCACTGGCAGGGTGCCTGCTGGGAGCCGTTCGACGTCACCAGGATCAGGTCGCTCATCACCAGCAGCTATGGTGCGATCGAGGGGTCGAAGCGGTATTCCGACTACTCCCAGGTCGAGAAGACCATGCAGATGCTGGAAGAGGCCCAGAAGCCGATCAAGGTGATCGACAAGAACGGCATCAACTTCGTGAATGGGGTTCTGACTGAAGATCTGGAGCTGATCCCGCACAACATGGACTACGGGATGACCTACTGCCTGCCGTTCCCGTACCTGCCCGACCAGGCCGGTAAGGTGTCGAAGTGGCTGGACATGCTCATCACCTATTGGGGTGACGACGAGGACTGCGCCGAGAAGATCGAGGCCTTGCGGGAAGCCATGGCTGCGACCCTGTTCGGCGTGGCTCCCAAGTACCAGCGCTCGTTCATCCTCTATGGGGTGGCCGGGTCGGGCAAGTCGCGCATCATCGAGATCATGGAGGGTCTGATGCCGAAGGGATGCATCTCGCACGTCTCGCCCTTCGACTTCGACGACAAGTTCATCCCGGCGGCGATGGCCAACAAGCTGATGAATGTCGGCGGTGATCTGTCTGAGAAGCGGACGATCGGCGGCGAAATGTTCAAGAAGATCATCGGCGGCGAGACCATCACGGCCCAGCACAAGAACCAGCAGCCGTTCGAGTACAAGCCGATCTGCGCGCAGTGGTTCGGGTCCAATCATATGCCCAAGTCGACCGACTCGTCCGACGGCATGGGCAGGAGGTTCCTGTTCTTCAAGTTTTCCAAAGCGATCCCCGACAAGGACAAGATCGAGGACTACCATCTGCAGGTCCTGCAGGAGGAACGGGAGGCGATTGCGGCCTGGGCCGTGGAGGGCTACCGAGCGCTGCGTGAGCGCAGGGGGTATACCCTTGCTGAGAGCCACAAGCGGTGTGTCGACGAGATGATGGAGCAGAACAATTCCGTCCGTTTTTTTATCTCGAGCCTCCTCGCTCAGGGGAGGCTACTGGTGGGAGAGCCAGCACACTACGGGAAGTCGCAAGATTCGACCACGAGCGAACCCCTGCACAGGGAATACTCCACTTTCTGCAGCTTGGTGGCAAATGTGCGGCATGTTTCATTGACGAAGTTTCAAGAAATGATGCAAGAATGCCAGGGGAAGTATGGCTTCTCGAAAATCATCGAGATGAAACCGAACGGGGCGCAGATAGTAAAGTGGAAGTACATCACACTTGTGGCCAAAAAATAGGCCCGGAAATGGTCTCAAAACCGTGGTTTGACTGGCAAAATCGCTATATTCGCACCAGAAATGAGCGATTTTGGTCTGATTAACTAAAAAAAGGCGCCGAAAGGCGCCTTTTTTATTGGAAACGAACAGAGTTAGTATAACTCAGGCTTTTTAGGGGTCGACGGCGGCCAGGTTGGCGTGCGATGTACAGGTCGTCGCCGGCAACGTAGTTCGGCCAGCCTGGATCGGAGCCTGAAGATGAATGAGCGCCTCTAAAGCGTACTAGTATAGGAAATCTGAAATTTTGGGGGGCGTAAAATTGGCATACTCGCCCCCCGAGGCCGTGTTTTGCCTGGGAAAACCTACCACTCCCTCCCATTTTACCTCACTATTCTGGCCCATACGGCGTGGTACTGTTGGTCATCGGCCGACGGGGTCGATGCCGGACCGGGGCCGCTTCCCCGAGGGGAGACCTGTGAGCATAGCGATGTCGGACAAACGTCCTGAGGGACGCAAGGCGGAGCTATGCCACTGAGAAACCTGGACAATTGTCCCTCACATACGGAGCTTGAACGATCATGTCACAGTTCACTGACAAGCGCCTCGATGCGCTCACGAAGAAAGTCGCAACCGAGTTCGGAACCAAAACGATCGGCGTCATCGCCGCCTACGTCATGAACCTGCACCATGGCCGCAACGGCGGTGTGGTCGCCGAAGGGATGCGGCTCGATGCCGGCGGGCCGGACAGCATCAATTCCCGCGTCTTCAAGATCGGTGACTTGATCGCCGAACGCGCCAAGGTCGCCTATGGCGACAATGCCAATGAGAGTGTCGCCTTCGCCGCCCTTCAGACGTGGATCAAGCAGGAAAAGGGCGATCAGTCCATGTTCGACACGTGGCTGCCGCGTCTGCTCAATCAGCCGACGAAAGCGGAGAAGGAAGCCACGGCCAAGCTGGAAGCGGATACCCGCGTCGCCAAGGCGGTTGCCGCCAAGGTCAAGGGCGACGAAAAGGCCGAAGACTTGGAGCGGCTGAAGGCGGAGGCGGAGCGTGCCGACAAGCGGTCGCAGGCCGTCACGAAGCAAATCGCCACCTTGGGCAAGTGGGCGGGTGGCGCCGACCTCGCCGACATACCGGCCGCGGTGTATGCGCTCTTGGAGCGCTTGGAGACCGCCAAGGCGTCGGCCTTGCTGTCGGAGATCGGGCGGGACGTCGAGCGCCGCCTGGAGGCCCTCGCCAAGGCTGGTGCCGACACCCTGGTGCCCGCCCAGCAGGCGGCCTGAGGGGGGAGCGCGGGAGGGGGAAACCCCTCCCAGCCAGGCCGTGGCCGTGGCGCACGCTCACGACCACACCCACGTCTGCGCCCACGCCCGCGCGTAAGTGCATGGCGTGGTTGGGAATGTGAGTGTTGCTCACAATCACGCTCGGAAGCTGGTCCAAATTAATTTTGGACAACGGCGAAGCCTGCCCAAATCAATCCCGGACAATTGTCCAAACCCTGGAGTTCACATCATGACCTGGTCGATGCCGACGGACGACGAGATGCGGACGATCATCGGTTGCGCCGCCAACACGCCCTACCAGCCGGCCACGTTCATCTACGGCGATCGTTACAAGAACGTGAGCCACGACCTGATCCACGTCATCGATACGATCGGGCCGATGATTGCTGGCTCGCTTCATTTCAAGCGGTTGTGTGCGGTGTCGGTCGAGAGCCTGGGTCTCGTCGACTTCAGCGTGTTGACCCCACGTGTGATCGAGATCGCCCTCGATCTCGTGGAAAGCTGCCGTTCGGAGCGATTGACGGCGCTCAGGGACTCACTCACGGCCGCGAGAGAGGGTCAGGCTCCGGCTCGGATCGAGAGCCCGAACGCGTCCCGGCAGTACCTCAACTGGGCGATCCAGTCCTACGGCCGTGCCGTGGCCTCGGGTGAGATGTATCAGGAGGGTCTCATCTCCTACGAGGAGCATTGCCAGGTCTACGGCGATGAGCTGACGCGAGCGATCATGTTCTCGGCTCTTGCTGTCGTCTACCTGCGGGACAGCGCCTATGTGAACGAGTTCGCCAAGCAGCTGACCGAGGTCCTCATGTACGACCTCAACGTGCCGGGTGGGGTCTACGCCTGCCTCGCTCACTGAACGTGTGGCCACCCCGGTCGGCGATTGTCAGCCGACCGGGGGTGTGGGGAGGATTGTCCATGATGACGCTCGAAGAGCAGCTGCACATCCAAGCTCATGATCTGTTGGATGAGCAGATCCAAAACCGCATCCGATTGAACTCGATCAAGTCTAGGGTCCAGGATGCGATCGATGCCATCGAGATCAACGCGCCGGAGATCGCTCTGGCTCGGCTCAAGTCGGTGCTCAGGCTGATCGCCGAGCAAAAGCTGAACTAAACGACCACACCACCAGTTTCGACCCTGATCGAAACGACGGCGAAGCTTGCCCAAGTGAATGGAGGACAAATGTCCTGGGATTTCAACGACATCATGACCTGGGTTTACATCGGCGATGCGCTGATCATCCCGGCAGTCATCTTCACACTCTGGCATTCATTCGCAAGGGGCTGAGACAATGGCCAGCAAGCAAACGCAAAACGGCGGGAGCGCTCCCCGCACCGCCTATCGCCACTGGTCAATTGGCCGTGACCACACGGTCGGCGCCTTCTCGGACACACAAGCCAAGGGCGGCTGCCCTTGGAACGATCCGCCTGATCGTGAAGACTCCGTCGCCCGTATCAAAGTCTTAGGTGTCGACATCAAGCGGGACAAGCTGGTGTTCGAACACTCCGAACTACGTTCGAACTTCCGTAAAGGAAGGTCTTTCGTGCCAGAGAGTGGTGACTTCGACCTGTTTGACGCCGCCACTGGTGTCCGGGTTCTGATCGGTGTGTCGGATCGAGCAATCAAGGCCTTCATCCGACGCGAAAAACTGAAGGCCGGCGAGTATTGGACGGAGGACACCATGCGCTAGTCAGCAAGTGAACCACGCTTTGAAGCGACGGCGTGGTTCGTATCCCTAGTCGCAACGGCGCTCCCACACTGGCTGAGCTAGAGGCATCCTCGCTGTATGCCTGGCTATGAGGCCACCCCATCATATGCTGAACCTGAGCATGTTCTAAAACTGCTCAATCAATTCTAGAGGCCCTAGGAGAGTCATACACGGCTTTCTAGGGGTCTTTGGCTACGTGGGTAGCTCCCCACCCAGTACTTGGCCGTCCTAGGCCTGTTTCCTGCCACTACAGACTCCCTGCCACAACCTGGCTTCGCCTGGTTCACGCACTGAGTCCAAAACGAACGAGATTGTCGAGTGCTGGATGAGCCAGCAACGGCGAAGCTATGCCCCGACTTTGTCCTCTGGATAAGGAGTTATCCGAATGATCACCCGCTTCTTCAATTGGATGGACGACAATCCCGGCAAGGTCATGACCGTTCAGGCCGCCGGCTTTGGCTCGATGCTCTACAACATCATCGGCATCGATGAGCCGGGCAAGCTTGTCCTCGTCATCACCCTCACCATTCTGGCGACGGTCGGCCTCACCCTGGTCCAGAGGAACATCTGATGTCCAGGATCGAGCAGGTTTTACAGCACAAGGCTGTCCTACGACAGAAAGTGTGGCATTTGAGCAACAAACAGGCCATGAGGCTTGTAAGGCTCTACGCCGACGCCGTGCTGGCCATTAGGCTCCGTTACGACGAGGCCGTGATCATTATCGATCAACTCTAGGGGCTGAACAGCCCCTAACCTCTTGATTTTTATAACCTTATTTCTATTTCTTTTTATACTTTTTATTTTCCCCACATCAGGTGCTTCCAGGAGAAAATTTGAAGAGATAATATAACTCAATAATATATTTCTTTAGAGCCATCCACTTCCCCCCGCATAAAAAGTAGTGATGAAAAACCGAAAAGCTCTTCGTTCAAAAGCATTTAGACGTGGTTGGCTACCCAAGCAACCCTCCCGGCCATCCCGCAAAACCCACTACAAAACGGCCGAACGACTGGCCAAAGAGCATATCTTGGCCTTGTTCCCGGATCGCGAAGCCTGCTGGCCCTGGCCTGGGCCGTTCCGGCTCCCCATTCCGAAGTCCTATCAGGGCACGATCTATCGCTACCGCGGCCCATACCTCGCCATCGGCGGCCGGCAGTTCAGCTCCCTGCCGGCCTTGTTCAACCCGCCTCCCAAAGGTTTCAGTCTTCGCAGGACCTGCGAAACGCCCGACTGCATCAACCCCGACCATTGGGAGCCTGATCTGCGTCCAGTCAAGAACTGGATCATACGCAATCCGGAACTGTCGTTCCCGGAAGTCGCTGGCAGTGAATTCTGCCAGAACGTCGACCCATCAGCTTTGATGGACATCTACGCCACCGTTCGAGGAGATTAGCCCTATGATCAACAACGTCGACATCCTCAAATATGCCAGGAAGCTGGCCGAGCAGAAGCCCGCTTCCGTCCGTGCCTTCACCCCTCTCGGTCAGGTCTATATCAGCCCGACCAAGTGCATCGACGAGAGCTTGAGGCAGCTCGGTCTCCCAGCCTGGCCCGCACTCGGCCTGTTCTACCTGCTCGACAACGCGGTCCCGATCAAGACCAAGACCGCCGAGGAATACTTCGTCAACAGGGCGAACGCCCAGATCATGATGGTGTTCGACGACGCGATCGCCCACCAGGCCCGGCTCGACCAGGAGTTCGGCGAGCTGCAGCTCGCGGCCTGACCAAAAAGCCTTTTCCAATTCTGGCCAGCGGAGCCAGGTCCCCAATAAACCCAGACAATTGTCCAACCCTGAAAGGGAATGCACTGCCATGACCAACGACAACGCCACCTACGCCGTCCGTGCCATCATCACCAACGACACGTACGAGAACCTCCGCCCCCTGGCCGACGTCGCCGTTCGTGCCCCGGACGTGCTCATGGCCGTGATCAATAACGACCCCATCCCGGTCAAGGAGGTCTTCCTCCCCAACCCGAGCTATGACGACCTGGTCCGTGCCATCAAGATGGACATCAAGACGACGGGCACCGACCCGGAGCGCTGGATGAGCCTGGTCCGTGCCGGCGCCAAGATCGAGGCCATTAAGGAGTACAGGAACCAGACCGGCATCGGTCTCAAGAGCTCGAAGGACTTCATCGAGTTCATGTGGGACTTCATCCGCCCCCCAGTGGCGGTGGCGGCCTGATCAAGACTAACACCCACACCGTGGCGCCTGGCAGCGCCACGGTCATGGTCAGAGTTTGATTTCACCCCTGAAAGGGAATGCACTGTCATGTCTGCCATTATCCATCTCGACGAAGCTACCGCCCGTCGCATCCTCGCCACCGTTGACGCCGGCCTCTCCCACGGCCTAGGCGCCCCTCACCCTGGCCACATGTGTGTCGAGGCCGCGGTCTGCTTCGCTCTGGACCTGCCTCACAGCGACGACCCAAAGTGCGTCGCCCAGTCGCTCAGGAAGCTGAAGATCGCGCTGAACGACCTTGCTTGGCCCTCTCCTGCGGAGAGGGCCAAAGCGCTCCGCAGACTGGCCATCGCCCAACTCGGCACCAACAAGGACCTCGACGAGCTCGAGTTCACCAAGCGTGTCCTCGATCTGATCAACACCACGATCCTGCCGATCGAGAAGGCCTACTTCGACACCCACCACGACACCTGGTGGCAGCCCTTCGTGACCGATTGGGCCAAGGATATCGCCTTGGATATCGACGAAGGCTTCTTCGACGACAGCCACGGCGGCGCCCTCGGCGACATCGTCGGCAAGAGCGTGCGCTACACCGACTACGATTTCGCCCACGTGGCCCAGTTCTGCGAGGGCGTGGTCCAGATCCTGATCGCCATGGGTGCTAAGGGCACCGAGTGGCTGCACCTGACCGAGGCCCACTAACACCCACAATCACGGTCACACCCTCCCTCGGTCACACCCTCATTCACGGTGAGAGTGTGACAACTATCACAATTGTGAAAGGAACCTCTCTCGGATGACCAACTATCTCGCCCTCTCATTCCCGGCCGACCCCTATGTGGCCAAGTACCCGGCCTTGGACGAGTACCTGGCCAACATCTACTACCACGAGCCCAACGCGACCCTGGACGCCATTCACAAGGCTGGGTCCCTGGGTGAGGTCAGGCTCATTCTGGAATTTTACGACGCCTTCTTCGACGACGAGAACGGCCCCAGCCGCGAGCTCGTGCTGTTCAACCTGAACCAGCACGACCCAGTGTGGGCGGCCTTCAGCAAGAAGTACCAGTATGAATGACCACAATCGCTGAGGACTACCCCGAGCTCAACCAGCTGCTTGACCATGTCACCAACCCCTTCCGGACCAGGCATGGTCATCCGCCACCCAAGATACTGGACCTGATCCTAAGGTCCACCAACAGGGACGAGCAGCAGCACTTGTTCGAGCTAGCGCTGGCCAGGCACAGCTACGGTGGTGATTGGGAACCGGCGGTTTGGACCCTGTGTCTGACCGAAGACCCGGTCTGGGTGTACTTCCACAAGAAGTACTTCACATGAACCCCATCGCCAAGTTTTTCAAAAAGGGTCGCATCCGACCCCCAACCGGCTGGGAGCGGATGTGCTCGGCGTGCGAGGAGGACATCCAGACCTCCGTATTCCCAGGCTCGATCGACGCTGTGATCGAGCTCTACAGCCTGGCCTTGGAAGCCATGCAGGCTTACCGCGGCACGATCGACGCAGACGGGTATGCCGTCCCCTTCCTCTCAATGGACGACCGCGAACGCCTCGGCCTGATCATCTGGTACGCCCTGAGCGACGACATCGCCAGAACCAGGCTCAGGGGCCTCCAGGACGGCTTCCAGGCCGGCGCGGGCATCTAGCAGCGCTTTATCCCTAAGGCCACCAGCGGACTCTCTAGCGCGGCCAGAATCAATTCTAGAAGGAACCCTTCCATGTACATGCTGATCGAGTACGATTACGGTGGCAACCATTTCGAGGTATATCAAGACCTCCCCTCCCTCAAAGACTACCTCAGGAAGCGGAAGGCCGTGTACGGCCGCGGCTTCGACATCGACGACTATGAGGTCTACGTGCTGGCCCAGGCTGAGCCTCTGAACCTCAGGGAGCTGCTCGCCGATGACTGATTACGCCACCCGCTTCCCGATCTTCGACGAGTACGTTCGGGCTCACATCGACTACAAGTCGTTCGGTGGATCACTCTTCGATCCGACGCCTTACCCGAGGGTGCTGGATTACATCCTTCGCTCCAAGGACCGCGAGGAACAGGACAAGATCCTGGACCTCTACTCTCGCGCCACACTCTACAGCGAGAGCCCTCTCAACCGCCTCGCCGACTACAACTGGTACGACGAGGACGATCCTGTCCATGATCTATTCAAGTTCTTCGCCAGGAAGTACGACCTCGATCGAGACTAACACCCACAGTCACAGTCACGCTCATTCAAGCCACACTCTCACTCACGGTGAGAGTGTGAAGACGCTTGTTCAATCGGGTCGGTGCTGCGCACGACCCTCATGCTCCCATCGTCTAACTGGCCTAGGACCCGGCGCCGCTCCGCGCCGGAATGCAGGTTCGAATCCTGCTGGGAGCGCCATTTGCAACGCAATTAAGGGAACTCCTTCCATGTACGACCCCACCTACGCCCAGGCTCTGTTCGACGAGTCCTACACCAAACTGGCAGCCCAGGGCTGTGCCGCCGTCAACGGCCTCGGCCACTGCAAGTACCGTACCGACCAGGGGCATGCCTGCGCCGTCGGCGTTCTCCTGACCGACGAGGAATACGACCCTCAGATGGACGAGGAGAACATGACGGTCACTCTTATGAGCGACCGCGGTCTGCTTCCTGCCAGGCTCGAGCCCTACATCGACCTGTTGGTCGCCCTACAGTCGAAGCACGACTACTATCTGTATGCCCTGGACGGCATCAGTTACCCCACCGGCATTCAGCCGTGGAAGAACGAGCTGCGTACCGTGGCCGCGAACCATGGCCTGTCGGCGGCAATCCTCTCATGAGCCGCACCAATCCGCTCTACCCAGTCTACCGTTACAGCTGCACCTTCGCCCCGCCGGGATACGCAACCCCGGCGGTCGTGATCAACGAGCAGGCGTTCACCAGCCGCAAAGACTTCGAGCGCCATATCCATGTGTGGAACCTGCATCCACACTATCGGTACGTCGCAGAGCAACCACCCCTTACTGGGCGGTTTGATGTACTCAACAAGGTTACTCATGTAAAGCCGGTGCAGAAAGCGCCGTTGTGATGTATTATCCAAGTATTCACAGTGAGCCATCCCATGCCCAACAAGTATCTGCAAGTCGGCATCGGCGGCTGGAAATGCCCCTGCTGCTTCCCCGGAAGGGGATCAAAGGATCGTTATCTTCGCTTCCGCGCCGCCAAGCGGCGCGAGGCGAATGCTCATCTCAATGAGGAGATGGAGCAGATCAACCCTCAACCGAGGAGCTACGGCTATGACCCTGGACGAATTCAAACACCTGGTGGACGTAACACCGATTGTGCCGCCTCTCCTCCACGGCTGTGACCTGGAGAACCGCGAGGACAGGACCCTGCTCTGGGGCTACAACACTCTACGCTGGTGTTGGCACGTCTACATCAAGAACGAGCGGCTGGCTTTTCTCAGCTACGAGACCGCCCCAGGCACCGGCTATGCTCTGCGCCTGGAGCCGCTGCCGCCGTCTATCCTAATCCCGGACAAGCGCCTCTACCCCGAGGCGTGCGACTTCGAGTTCTGCGAGATGCTGACGGGCCTCGGCTTCAGCCTGCCTTTTACCCACTTCAACGCCACGCGACAGCCTCAGCAGTACTACGGCAAGACACTGGAGCAGCTGTCATGACGGCCTCCGTGTTCCCGATCACTCTTCGCTGCGACCACACTGGCTGGAGCGCCTACGACTTCCGTGATGCGTTCCTCGCCGCCAAGCCGGCCGGCCTCACCTACTACGCCTACGACACAATCATCCACAGCCGGACCGAAGTCGAGTTCGTTGCCTACGACATGCTCGACAACTGTTACGGCGGCGTCGGCAAGGAGAAGGCCAGGTTCAGGGCCACAGTCTCCAGGGATCTCACCGACGAGGCTGTGAAGAAGCAGGTCTACCTCGTCGCCCAGGACCGGCGTGAGAGAGAACTGGATCAACGAGAAGAGTTGATCATCCGCGCCTATGCGGCCGAGATCGAGCGACAGCTCGACTAACACCCACAGTCACAACCTGGCTTCGCCAGGTTCACACTCATGGTCTGAGTGTAATTTCCAAGTTACCTAGGCTCCCGTCGTCTAACTGGACTAGGACGGTCGGCCCCTCAGCCGCCCATGCACGTTCGAGTCGTGCCGGGAGCGCCACTTCAAGCATCGCTTTAACTGAACGAAGGAACCCACAATGGGAATGCATCCCCTGCCCGAACGGCGGGCAAATCGTGCTGCCTGGGCGGCCGAACTCCGCTCTGGCAAATACCCACAGATCCGCGGACAGCTTCATGACGGGGTCGGCTACTGCTGCCTCGGCGTGGCGTGTGCCATGAGGCTCGAGCCCAAGCTCGTCCGCGAGGCCTCCACAGAATTCGGTGCCGTCTACGAGTTCGACGGCGAGGGCGCGGTCCTGCACTACTCCGTGAAGGAATGGCTCGGCATTGTCGACTTTGCCGGCACCTACATCGACGCCGACGGCCAGTACCAGAGCCTGACCGGCGACAACGACCACCGCCGGTTCACGTTCGCCCAGATCGCCGACATCATCGAGGCGGAACCCGAAGGGTTGTTCATCAATGACTGACTACGCTGCAAACCGCGCTGCCTGGGTCGCTGCGCTGCGCTCCGGCAACTACCAGCAGGGTCGTGAATACCTGCGGCTTGGCGACACTTTCTGCTGCCTCGGCGTCGGCTGCGCCGTGATGGGCATGGAGCCCGTCCATGACACCTTCGATGACACCTACGGCTACGACGACGAGTTCTCAGTCGCCCCCAAGTCCTTCAGAGATTGGGTCGGCCTCAGGACCGCAGCCGGTGAATACACGGCCCAGAACGGTGACAGCGGGTCTCTAACCGAGGACAACGACCACCACGACCTCACCTTCGCCCAGATCGCCGACCTGATCGAGGCTGAACCCGAGGGGTTGTTCATCAATGACTGAGCTCACAGCACAAGTCATTTTCGACACCTCCTGTCGAGCCATACTCCGCCAGGGCAAGGCCGCCGTCGAGAACGGCAAGTGCAAGTACCGAGCCTCCGACGGATCGGTGTGCGCCGTCGGGGCGCTGATCCCCGACGAGGTCTATGACCCCCGCGTGGAGGGTTGCGGCGTCAGCACCATCACCAGCTGGGTGCCGGAGCTCGTGCCTCACTACCACCTGCTCTGCCGCCTGCAGGAGGCCCACGACTCCACCCTGCGCGACCGCGGTATCCCCGGCTGGACACACCACGTCGCCGGGATCGCCAGGGAGTTCAATCTGTCCATCGAGGTTCTCAATCATGTCTGATTTCAAGCCCGGCGACCGCGTCATCTGTGTCAACGCCAACGGTCACTTCGTATATCAGCGTCTGACCGAGGGCAGGTCCTATGAGGTGCTACAGTTCACCGGCGCATTCTTGCGACTGACCGCCGACGATATGGGCGGGTCGCTCTATCACTTCGACCCCGACCGGTTCCGCAAGGCCCCGCAGCCTGAGCCCGATCCTGAATTCCTGATCGGTGACCAGATTGTCTGTATCGACACCACCGGCACTCATACTGGTGAGCTGACCAAGGGCAAGACCTACGAGGTCAAGGGGATTGGCGACGGCGGCTATGTCGAGATCATCGACGACCTTGGTGGGACCACCATTCCTTATCGGAGCCGCAGGTTCAAGCTGGCTCAGACACCGACACCCGAGCCACCTCTGAACCTCTACTACCGCGTCCGCGGCTCCTACTACCTCAACGGACCGTACAAGGACGCCGAGACGATCAAGAAGATCGCGCCGGAGAAGCATACGGCCGAGGAGCTGGAGCACATCGAGCTCTTCGAAATGACCGGTAGCCTCGCTTATATTCCGCCGGCGCCGGCCGCCGGGATCTGGGCGTTCACCGCCTCATGATCAATCAAGCTCCCATCGTCTAGCGGCCCAGGACCCCGCCTCCTCACGGCGGTGACGTCAGTTCGAATCTGGCTGGGAGCGCCACTAACATCGTTTTTGCCTTTTCAAGGATTGCAACGCAATGAACAGCGTAACCGTACGCTTCGACGGCAGCAGCCGCGAATACAACTACCTGTGCCCCTTCGAGGTGAGGAAGGGCGATCGTGTCATCGTCGACACGCCATCCTCCGGCTACACCACCGTGACGGTGGTGGAGTTCTATCCGAACGCCCGCGTCGGCTCGGCCTCGAAGCAGGTCGTCGCCACCATCGACGACGAGGACTTCAAGGCCCGCCAGGCCAAGGCCAAGGAAGTGGCCGAGATCAAGAAGGAGCTCAAGCAGATCGAGGAGCAGATCAAGGAGCGCAACCGCCTGGCGGCCATCGCCGCCCAGTCGCCGCAGGCGCAGCTGCTGTTCGACCGCTTGGCGGCATTAGGGGAAGTCTGATGAAGCTGCTCCTGGCACTGCTTCTGACCGCGCCTGACCCTGGCTGGGACGCCTTCGACAAGGCGCGAGGCAACTACAGCAACATCCCCGAGACCCACTACGTGTTCTGCCGAGAGCGCAGCAACCCGCTTGAACGAGCGGATTGCTCGGAGACGCCATGGAGGAGACCTCAGTGACCTACCCCTCCTCCTACGAGGTCGACCTCGACGTCCTCAGCATCTACGAGGGCAAGCCCTACGAACACCGCCTGGTCCCGACCATCCGGCCCGATCCCGACCGCGAGCACTGGCTCCTGTATGTGACCTACACGTCAGGGGACAGCAACGGTCGATATCCCGGCCTCTACCATGAGTTCGTCGATCTCTACCTGACGCGCGACGAGGCGGCGGCTGCGGCCAAGATTATCCGCGATCACTACGTTTGGGCCAATGCCCCTCGCTTCTCACCTGTCAGTTTCGAGAAGAGCCACGGCGCCGACCTACCCCACGGCAACGGCGACACTCTCTACACTCACTTCCATTGGTGCGGCTACTTCGAGGAGCTCGTCGATATCATCGTCGCTCCCGTCACCCTCAACAAACCTCGGATCGAGAAATTCTGATGGTCATCGTTAAACCCGACCTGGAGCGCGACGAGCTCGCGCTTCGGATGCTCTGCGCCTTCAACAACGTCCCGTACGAGACGGAACGTCTCTACGCCGAGCGCGACCAACTCCTGGAACCTGGTCAGCGCCCTAGCGGGTACGCTTCCTTTCACAACCCCACCACCAAGGCGGCCTGGGCACGAGTTGCCGACGCCGCCAGATCCTTTCTGGAGTCGAAATGACTATCACTGAACAGGAAATCTTCGACCAATCCACCCTCGGCCTCATCGCCCAGGGTGGCCCCAGCAAGGCCAAGGATAGCCCTCGCTGCCTCTACCGAGGCCCCGGTGGGCGCAAGTGCGCTGTCGGCATCCTCATCACCGACGAGGAGTACAAGCCGGAAATGGACGGCGACGCCTCCAGCGTCCAATGCCTCGTCGACAATGGTCTTCTGCCGGAGCGCCTTAAGCCTCACGTCCATCTGCTGTGTGTCTTGCAGGACGCTCACGACAACACTCTGACCAACAGCTGGGCGGATTGGAAGGCTGATCTGAACGAGATCGCCCTCGATTTCGGACTGTCGACCGCGGTGCTGGATCAATGCCCGTCATCTTGACGCGTGACCAGGAGCGCCTGCTGAAGAAGCAGGTCACAACCCGAGCCTGTCTCCGGACCGAGTTGTGCAAACTCCGGCCAGAGTTGGCCCGCGTAATCAAGGATTTGAGCGAGGCCAATCTCTGGAAGCTGTACCAGGCGGTCCGCTGATGGCCTGGTTCCTGAACAAGTATCACTGCCAGGATTGTGACATCTCCTGGGAGGATGAGTGGTCCTGCACCTGCGACGACGAATGTCCGGTGTGCGGCCACAGCATCGAGCCGGAAGACAGCGACGACCTGACCGTCGTCCTCGACGGTTGTGAAGTCCACGTCTCTCAACCAGACGCGGAAGACGATCCGAACTACCTCACCTTCTATTTCACCAATCCGGAAGAAGCGGCGGCGTTCGCCAGCTCTCACCTGTAGTCATTCCACCAGGAAAATGAAACCAGCCGCCCCCAGGGCGGCTTTTTTGTTGGCTAAAGGACCATGATCAACTTCAACGACTTCCTGCCCCTGGCTGTACCCAACAACGAGTATTGGCGCGGTCACTGCGACCGTCTTGGCGTGCCCCACCCCCCCGCGGATCAGGTTTCATTCAACCCGCTCTGGGCGTCGATCGTCTATCATTCAGGCATCATCGGCTATCCCTATATCTACGACAACGAGTACAACCGCCTGGAAAGGGCGCTGACCTATACCCACAACGCAGTAGCTGGCCAGCACCTCTTTGATCTGCTGCCGAAGACCACTCGGCCCGACGACATCGACAACGCCCGCGCCGCCGCTTCCGTCGCTGTGAGCTGCTTCTACAGCTCCTACAATAGCCCCCAAAGGACTCTCCTCGAGATGCGGGACGGCGCATACCTGCCTTGGTGGGGTTGGCAGGATAGGGTCCAGAAGCAGTTCAATGACGGGGAGTTGAGCGCCCCAACCTGGCCCTTGGAACCGATCCCGAACCACTTCGTCCACCTGACCCCGGACGACAAGCAGCTCCTGGTCTCCTACTTCGCCAGCGTCCCTCACGGCGAGATCGGCCGCAAGACTACCTGCAAGCCCGGCCGGTACCTGACGCGGTTCTACAAGGATCTCGACGCCAAGACAGTCCAGGAGATCGTCACCAGCCTGGAGACGCGCGACACGCTGTCGTTCGCCACCACGGCCGACGAGATGGTAGAGGTCTACACCAACGGCCCGCGGAGCTGCATGTCGCACGGCTTCTCCAGCCGGCGACATCCAGTCAGGGTGTATGCCTACCCCCAAGACGGCTCGTCCGAGTTGCAGCTTGCCTACCTAGGCCCGATCGACGCTCCGGTCGCTCGATGCCTCGTATGGCCCAAGAACATGGTCTACGGCCGCCGGTACGGCGACGTCCACCGCATCAAGGCCCGGCTAGAGGCTCTCGGCTACGAGGAAGGCTCGTTCGTCGGCGCCAAGATCGCCGCGATCGACCACCCTGATGAAGGTTGGCTGATGCCGTACATCGACCGCTACAGCGGCGACGAGTACGGCCCCAGCGTCGGAGCCTACGACGTCGACTACAACAGCCGAGGCAACTACTTCACGATCGTCGACAGCGGCGACTACACCGCCAACCAGCACGAGGAAGGTCGTGTCGGCTTCAGCGAAGACGAGGACGAGGACGACTATTTCGCAATCTGCACCTACTCCGGCAACTATATCTACAGCGAGTACGACGCCACGTATCTCCGGGACACCGGCAATTATGTTCACGATGATTATCGCGATAACTATTATGAGTGCGACGCAACCGGCAACTACTATCAGCGCCTCTCCAGCATGACCTCGATGGAGGGCGGTGAGTACTACTGGAGCAGAGACTACTTCGCCGACTACGGCGGAACCTGCGCCATCGACGGCTGGAACTATCCGAGCAGTCAGCTAGTCGAGCTCGCCGACGGCCGTTTCGTCCACAACAGCCACGCCATCCAGAATGAGGATGGCGACTATGTTCTCAAGGAACCTGAACTCAACTTGGAGCAAGCAGCGTGAGCTTTATCACCAGCCAATCTCGTTTCAATGACGCTATCGAGAACTTCCACAAGGCGTTCTCGTGGCGCAATAACCTCTACGGCTATGCCTACTGGAAAGCGAGGGCGACAGACCTGGCCGCCCTCGCCGGCCGTGAGCCGATCCTGCAGGAGCCCGACACAGAGCTCACTTATGACTATGAGATGCTCGCCGAAGATCTCAACTACGGCATGCATTGGGCCGACACCCCGCAGGGCAACCGCTACTGGCGGGAGGTCAAACGCCGCATCGAGGACTCCTCAAGTGACACAGTCGCCTCCAGCGACTGGCGCGAGCGTGAGCAGCTCCGTATCGACCGCGGCATCTATGATCCGATCAAGTTCCAGGGCCTGGAACCGATCACCGAACACTACCTGCATAGGGCGCTGGAGAACGAGGCCTTAGTCGCCTACACCCCGTCGGACGAGTACGGCCAGCGCGATCGGCAGGTCTCCTGCAAGCCAGGCGCCTATCTGAAGAAGTTCTATCCGTCGCTGTCCGCGACGGAAGTGCAGAACCTCGCCACCTCGATCGATATGAGGCTGCTGAACTTCGCCGTGACGGCGGATGAGATCGAGAGGGTGTATCGGAACGGCCCGTCCTCGTGCATGGCGTACTCGGCCTCGAACTTCGAGACCGAAGGTGTCCATCCGGTCCGGGCCTACGCCGGCCCCGACCTCCAGGTCGCCTATCTCGGGCCGATCGCCAAACCGATCGCCCGCTGCCTGGTCTGGCCGGAGCAGAAGCGGCGCAGCACGATCTACGGCGACTACCACCGTATGAAGAGCGCCCTGGAGAAAGCCGGCTACAACAACACGGACCTGACCGGCGCCCGCATGTCGATCCTGCGCCGGAAGGATAACCTCCTGATCTGTCCGTACATCGACGGCGTCGGTGGGGTCAAACTGTCCTACGACAAGCAACACCTCATCATCAGCGACGGTTATGGGTGCATTGGTGCAGCCAACACGTCAGGTTACACCTCCGGTGTTATCTGCTCCATCACTGGCGATCTGGCGCCGGCCCACTGCAAAGTGGGCAGCAAGTACCTGAGCCACATCGAATACAACGAAACTCTCAAAGAAAGATCTTCCATTGCTGCCTGACCTCAACCTACTGGACATGCTCCAGTACCGCCGGCCCGCCTTCTCTGAAACTGAACGCAAATTCATCCGGAAATACATCGAACCCTTCGGCGCCAAGCCCGACGAGTTCGGTAATTACATCTTAAAGATCGGCGATGCTCCGGTCCTGTGGTCGAGCCACACCGACACCGTGCATTACGTCCACGGCATGCAGCAGGTCTGGGTCGACAAGGCCAAGCAGTTCGCTTGGACAGACACCAAGAAGTCGAACTGCCTCGGCGCCGACTGCACCACCGGCGTCTACGTGATGTTGCGGATGATAGAGGCCGGCGTGCCAGGCCTCTACATCTTCCATCGCGACGAGGAGGCCGGCGGTGGTGGCTCCAGCCACATTGCCAAGAAGACGCCCGAGCTCCTCGACGGCATCAAGTATGCCATCGCCTTCGACCGCAAGGGCTCCAACTCGATCATCACCCATCAGTGGGGCGGTCGCTGCTGCTCTTCCGAGTTCGCCAAGGCTCTCGGCGAGCATCTGATGATGAAGGAGGACAGCGGCGGGACGTTCACCGACACCGCCAACTACACCGACATCATTCCGGAATGCACCAACATCAGCGTCGGCTACATGAACCAGCACACCGCCGGCGAGTGGCAGGACCTCCAGTTCGCCGAGGAGCTGGTCAAGCTCATGCTGACGCTTGACGTCGCTAGCCTACCGGTGGCGCGTGATCCGAAGGCCAAACCGGCCAACTGGTGGGAGGATGATGACGAGTTCGGCTGGTATCACGGCCACCGGACTTTGAAGTCCAGCAAAGGCGGCTACCGAAGTCTCAGGACTGGGGAGCCGCTCGACGACGACCAGCATTATTACGGGAGGGCCTACGGCTCGTCCCAAACCTATGTCGACGACAGCTGGTACGACGCCTACGATCTTGAGGACCTGGTCCGCACCCGCCCTGCCGACATCGTCAACTACCTCCTCCGCAATGGTGTCAACGCCCGCGACATCATGGAGGAGATCGGCATCACCCACATCAACTCGGCGGCAGCCTGACATGCAGTTCAACCCAGGCACCTTCACCGCCGACATCCAGCTCCTGCCGCCATACCTGAATGACCTAGTCTTTCAAGAGGCGGACTGGTTTGTCGAACCTGATGACATCCTCGACCTTGATATCGAGGTCGAGAGGGACGAGGACGAGTACTGATCTGAGTTTGGGGTTGGTTGTCTACGGTGGAACCGTGTTACCCTAAACCGTGCTTTAGCAACCAACCCCACCCCTAACACGTACTGCAGGACCTCTTTTGTACCTAGCAATCCTTTTGAGCAGTTAGGCTTGCAGTATTTGTTAGGGGAAGTATCAACAATGAACTCGTGAGATCCTACTCGAAGCTTTTGCTCTGCTTCTCCTAACCCTATCGGTCACACTCCACTCTTTGTGGCTCATGTTATCCCTCCCAGCTGTTGGGTGGAGTGTGACCGTACATCTTAGTTCTGGTTCCTAATCTACCTCGAAGTTATGCTACCCTCGGTATCGATTTAGTATGGAACCAGAACTAATATGTATTCAGGTTTTGTCTCCTAGCGCTTAGTGTTACCCCTGTGGCGCGTTGAGCTCCAAAACCTGTCCCCTAAAGCGTTCAGCTCTTCGAAATGCTGCTACCCAATCCTAAGCTTAGCTGGGCGCCGACTACCTCACCACCAACGAAAGTCTCATTGATGCAACTTGCGAAATTGACTTCACCTATCACGAACATTGCGTCTGTCATTGCCGGGCGTCTTCAGGCCCTCGCCGAGAACCTGCTCCGTGAACACGGCAACGAGTTCAAGGCCTCGAAGGCCCTGGCCAAGGTCCTGAAGACCAACGACGAGCTTCTGCAGTACCTGGCCCTGCGCTACCTGTACGAGCTCGATATCAAGCCGGAGGCACCTGTCGTCCGTATTCCGGTCAAGGCTCACAACCGCGGGCCGTCGACAGCCGCTCGCCAGGCGGCACTGAAAGTCGCCCAGAAGGCGGCCGAGACCGTCCTTGACAGCTTCAAGATCAGGGACGGCCGCGCGATCGGCGACGTCAGCTGGGGCGAGCTGGAGCGTCTGCACGCCGCCAACACCAAGGAGGCCAACGTGATCAGGGCGCTACTCAACCACGCCCAGGCCGACAGCTCGGCTTATGTTCGAGACGTCGTCCGTGCCTCCGATCTGGAAAGGATGATCAAGAATGCTTGACGAACTTAGGGCGCACCATCGCCAGCGCAACTTCGCCATGGAACAGCGCAAACGCGCTGATCTGGCGATGGGCTCCTTCGTTCGTTCGACGTTGGGGTGGTCGAAAGACCTCCCCGACGCCGAACGAAATGCGATCAACACTCGCGCCAAGAAGCTTATAACCGGCGATGAGGCCGACCCCTTGTACCCAGTCTTGGGGGCCGTGCTCGAAAGCCATGCTCAGGCCAAAGCTCCGATGGAGTTGGTCGAGAAGACCAACACCAAAGCTATGGAGAAGCTCGCTGAGAAGCACCCGGTCTGGAAAGCCTTCGGCGAACCGATCAGCGGCTTCGGCGTCCGCTCCTTTGCTGTCATTCTAGCCGAGGCTGGTGATCTTTCGAATTATCCGACAGTGGCCAAGCTCTGGGTCCGTATGGGGCTCGGCTGCATGGACGGCAACCGCCAGGGCAACCCCGGCCCTGGGGCGACCAGCGAAGACTGGATCGCCCACAAATACAGCCCTCGTCGCCGATCAGCGATGTTCGTGATCGGTGACACGATGCTGAAGAAGCGGAGCACTTACCGCGATCTCTATGACGAGCGCAAGATCTACGAACAGGAAAAGGCTCGCGCTGCTGGCCTGACCATCGCACCCGCTGCCAAGATCCCGGCCAAGCGAAAGCACGAATTCATCTCTGAAGGTGTGATCCACCTTCGATCGAAGCGATATATGGAAAAACGATTGTTGCGCGACCTGTGGGTCGCATGGAGAAACCATGGTTAATCCTGACGACCCCCGTCTCGTCTTCCTGCCGGAGACCAGCATACTGGCCGCCTCCGGCATGACGCATGCCATTCGCAACAGCTGGTTCAGCGTCCACCCCGAGCGGGGCCTCCTGTTCTGGCAATCACTGACCAAGCGCAAGGGGCAGCTCCGCGGAGCTTCTCCCCAATGCAACCGCAACAAGACCGTCACGGATCAGATCGCCGCCAGAATGTATCCCTGGGCGGAAATCAGGTTCTACCCGCTGGTTCTGCAGCCAATCGATGTGAGCGATTATCAATGACACCTACCCAACGCGACGAAGTCGCACGCATTCTGCAGGAAGTGGCAGCCGATGGCATGCCACATCCCCGAAACCTGGACGCCGCCCTTGACGCGATCGACGCGACGCTGTTCCAGGACGACGACGTGATCGACCGCTTCATGAAGGCGAGTCGGGATGTTCGCGTCGAGTCGGCACGCAATGAAAACTGGGAGACCATTCCTCCCTTCTTCATCGTCGACAGCGCCAACGCCGACTACGACGTCGGCTTCACCGGCACCCTGATCAGCGAGCACCCGACCTGGGAGGAGGCACACAGGGCGCTCTCCAAACATGTGATCGGCGAGGCCTTCGGCATGATCGAGCCGCTGGATTATTTCGGTAAACCGACGGAGCGCAAATGACCGAATACACCGTCCGCATGATGGCGACCGCCAGGGTCGCCGGCTATACCACGATCGAGGCTGACTCGGAAGAGGAGGCTATCACCAAGGCCGAGAAGCTGGACTCAAGTGACTTCACTTTCGAAGTCGATGACGACTTCTACATCGACGGCGACGAAGTGATTTTCGTCGATGATCCTGAATGGGGCGGCGACCCGGTCGAGATCGACGCCAGAGCCTCGGGCGAGCCCTTCGCCTGGGACGCTGTGAACCTCGTCAAGGACCTGGCGAAGATCGACGACTTGGCCAACGTCCGACCGCTGATCGAGCGGGCTCGGGGGCTGCTGAAATGACAGTCCAGTACCCCCTCCGCATCTTCCTCGATCTGTCTACGGCTCACCTGACGCCCAAGACCAGGGGCAGTCTGATGCCCTACGGCTGGTTCGTCTGGGCCGAGGAAGACCCCAACCCCGAGAATTTCCCGGACGACCTGATCGCCTGCATGAACCACGCCAGGTCCCTGGGCGCCGAGTACATTCTGTTTGACTGCGACGCTCTCGAAGTTGCGGAGCTGCCTGTCTATGGAGACGACGACTGATGTTCATCGTCACCTGTCCCGACCAGCACATCAGCTGGGAATACTTCGACTTCGGTGCCGCCCGCATTGCGGCCGAGGATCTGACCAGGCGCTACCCCATCAGCAAGGTCTACCTCGAACATGGAAAGGACCCCGACGGCGCCGCGGTGGTGCTCTACTCGTGGTTCAATGGGGTGATCCAGTGAAGGAAAAGGATGACAACGACGCCCCGATATGGCTGTCAGCTGAGGCTGCCTCTGGATGGTCAAGTGGCTTCAATGCCGCCAAGGAAGCGGTCGACGACCTGATCAGCATCTGTGAGCAGATGCTAGGCCGCCCCGAGATCATGGTCGACCTGGAGCGCGCCGGCCTTCGTGAGGGGTTCATCGTCGCTCTGAAGAAGGTGCTGGAAGCATGATCTTCGGCTTTACCTATAGCGAGGTCTTCCTGATCTGCGCCGTGTCGGCCGGGGTCTCCTTGCTATTCTACATCGCGATGCTGCCCACATGACCAAACCCGAAACCGGTCGCCTCTGGTGGATCGCCGACGACGAGGCCGAGCTCGCCCAGATCAAGTTTGATCTCCTCACCGCAGGGGCCATCTGGATCGAGGAATGGCGCACTGATCCACCTCGTATTCACTACGTGTTCGAGATCGAGAAGTCTCGAGCTTTCGAAATCCTGGGCTATGAGCCCGACGAAGAAGAATGGTTGGAACCTGAATGAGCAGACGCACCAAATCAATCCCCATCCTCGACCATTTCGAGGTCGAAGGTAACAACGGCGGCAGCTACGTCCTCCTGACCAGGTCAGAGACCCCCGGCATGGTCCACCTCCAGGTCGGTGAAACTTGCATCCGAACAATCGACCAGCAGATCAGCGTGGTGGCGCTAGCCGCCATCCTGACCGCCGCTAAGGATCGTGGGTTCCAGACTGTGGTCGACGAGTACATCGGCTACAGCGGTGGCACACCTGTGATGAGTGTGGAGCACGACCTGTGACCCGTCACGACATCGAGAAACAGATCGTCACCAAAGTCATCGCCGACGCCCTAGCCGCCGGCTACACCCTCGACGTTAATGACGGTGAGGAAACGACCCTCACGAACAGCATGGACAAGGCTGCGATCCTCGCAGCCTTGTTCACGACGGACGAGGACTACCTCGTCTATCGCAAGGACGGCAAGAAGGTCGGGTGGGTGCAGTTCGTCTACGGCAACGACGGTTACGACGTCATCACCAACCACACCATCAACCTCGACCATGTGCTGCTCGGCGCCACGATGTTGGCAGAAAGGCTGGAAAGTGAGCATTCCTGACTTCGACAACAACCAGGCCGTGACCGAAGGCTGGTACATCGCCGACTGTGACGGCTCGGACAACGGGCCGTACCAAATCCAGAAGCTCGACGATGAAAACGTGTTCTCCAAGGACGACGAGGCCTGGGACCACGTCGTGGCCAAGGCTCGGGAAGGGAGCGCCTACCACCTCAGCGCCATCGAATACATCCGGGTCTACAACCCGCGCGAATTCATATTCTTCTGCGACTGGACCGATTGGCCAGATGACTGGAAATTGAAATGATCGACGCTGCCCGCGACATGATCAACGTGCTCCTGGCAGCCGGCGAAACTGTGGCCGCCGAGGTCGAGCGTCAGCCTGACATTTGGGAAAAGAACAAGGTTGCCCGCAAGGCCTGCGGCTACCTGGAGGCCGCCAACGCGCTGCTAGGCCGCTTCTACGAGCTGCATCACGAGATGATCGAGCTGCCGGCGTTTGTGCGATTGCGCAAGCTGCAGCGCACCTATGGAACGTACTGACATGATCGACGGAAACACCCTCATCGCCTGGGGATTCACCCCAGGTGCCTACTTTAAATATGGCATCGGGCTCGCCAATCGTATGCGTACCGCGGGCCATGATGATGATGCTATCTTTGTTGAGTTGCAAAAACTGGTCCCCATAGAGACCCAGCTCAGGACCAACAACATCCCCTACGGCTGGTTCTTGGACGCCGAGACCGAGCTCGAGCGCGAGAACGCCCGCGCCGTCGCCGCCACCATGGACGAGCTGATGCGGACGCCGACGATCGTCGCCGGCGCCGTGATGCCAGATGCCTGCCCCGCCGGCACCATCCCTGTCGGTGGCGCCGTCGCTTGCGAGGACGCCATCCATCCCGGCTTCCACTCGTCCGACATCTGCTGCTCGATGGCGATGTCCGTCTTCCGCAGGAACGATGACCCGAAGCGGATCTTGGACGCGGTCCAGAAGTGGACTCATTTCGGACCTGGTGGTCGGCAGCACACTGTCATCGAAAAGAGCTCCGAGATCCTGAAGGCAATCGGAGACAACCACTTCCTGAAGGATCTGGGGAACTTCGCTATATATCACTTCGCCACCCAAGGCGACGGCAACCACTTCGCCTATGTCGGGCACCTCCGCTCGACCGGCCAGCCGGCACTCGTGACCCACCACGGCTCCCGTGGTCTCGGCGCCCAGCTTTACAAGAAGGGCATGGTGGTGGCTCAGCGCCATACCTCCATCGTTGCTCCCAAGGTGCCTAAGCACAACGCCTGGATCAAGGCATCGTCCCGCGACGGCGAGTCCTACTGGGAAGCACTGCAGTTGGTCCGCGAGTGGACCAGAGACAGCCATTTTGCGATTCACATCTTGGCTGCGAAGGAGCTGGGAAACCGGATCGAGGATGTGATCTTCAATGAGCACAACTTCGTGTTCCAGAAGTCTGATGGACTTTTCTATCACGGCAAGGGGGCAACCCCGTCGTGGAAGGGCTTCGACCGCACGCTGATCCCAATGAACATGGCCGAGCCGATCCTGATAGCAGCTCCGCGCGATAGGAAGGACGCGCTGGGGTTCGCCCCGCACGGCGCCGGTCGGAACACAAGCCGTACGGTTCATCTCAAGTCCGGAGGACTTGAGGAGGAACTGGCCAACTTGAAGATCGACGCCAGGTCGTACTCCGGCACGCCGGACTTCTCCGAGCTGCCCAGCGCCTACAAGAACGCGGCTGCCGTCCAGGCCCAGATCGCCAAGTACGGCCTGGCCGAGGTGGTCGACTATGTCGATCCGTATGGAAGCATCATGGCCGGTGAGAGTCCGCAGCCTTGGAGGAAGAAATGACCAACGACGTTACAGCCACCTTCACCGAGGCCGAGTTCCTCCTGCTCAACCAGGCTGTTAAGGGTTACTGCCAGGGCCTGGAGGATTACAAGCGCTGGATTGACGACCGCCCGATGCTGCCTGAGCGCGAGCTGGCGGTCAGCAATCTGGCTGGTGAAATCCGCAAGTTCTGGGACCTGAGGTCCAAGCTCTTCGACATCGCCAAGCCGGCGGGGCTGACGCACTCATGACCCACGACGAAGGCGCCAAGGTTCACATTGAGGCTCTCCAGCAGGAAAATGAAGAGCTACGCCTAGCCATCACCGGCGGCGAGGATGCTCCAGGTCATATCGCAGATCAGCCTTTGAGTGTGATCCTGAAGGTAGCCGCGGACAATCATGCGACGTGTAACTATTACATTGATCGCTACACCACCTACAAAGAATTCGTCGAGAAAATCTCTCGAGTGAATCATCTGGACGATTATGGATACGCTCCAGACTCCTACACAGACGCAGAGACTGTGTTTTATCAACTCATCTGCGAAGCAAGGAATCTACTGACAATATGACTCCCACCAAAATTGGTCTTATTACCGCCGCCGCTCTTGGCGGCATTTTTGTTTTGTCGACCCTGTTCGGGTCCTTCTACACCATCGACCAGGGCGAGCGTGGTGTGCTCCTGCGCAACGGCGCCATCGTCGGCACGGCCCAGCCGGGGCTCGGGTTCAAGACGCCGTTCATCGACAGCGTCGTCAAGATCCCGGTCAACCAGCAGGTCACGCACTGGAACGCCGACTACAAGCTGCAGGCCTACTCCCAGGACCAGCAGCCGGCCGACATGATCGTCTCCGTGCTCTGGCACGTCCCGGCCGACAAGGTCGCCGAGGTCTACGCCGAGTACGGCTCGCTCGACAACCTGGTCGGACGCCTGATCGGCCGCAAGGTCCCGCAGGACATCAAGACCGTGTTCGGCCGTTTCACCGCGGTGACCGCGATCCAGAAGCGCGATGCGTTCAACGCCGCCGCCCAGGCCGCGATCATCGAAGGCGTGAGGGGTCCGATCGTCATCGACGGCGTCCAGGTCGAGAACATCGACTTCTCCGACTCCTACGAGAAGGCGGTCGAGGAGCGCATGCTGGCCGAGGTGGCCGTCCAGAAGATCAAGCAGCAGGCCGATCAGGCCCAGGCCCAGGCCCAGGTCACGGTGACGAACGCGAAGGCCGCCGCCGACGCCAAGGTCGCCGAGGCTACCGCCGAGGCTCAGGCCACGAAGCTGCGAGGCGACGCGGAAGCGTCCGCGATCAAGGCCCGAGGCGATGCGCTGAAGCAGAACCCCGACCTGGTGGCGCTGACCGCGGCCGAACGCTGGGACGGCAAGCTGCCCTCGACCATGGTGCCCGGCTCGTCGGTGCCGTTCGTGACGGTGAAGTGATGCTGTTCGCGACCATCCTGTTCTGTGCGACGCTCAGCAATTGCGACGCCCACACGGCCAAGACGTCGATCCCGCTGCCCGAGCCGCACAACACCCCGTACTCCTGCCTATCGGCCGGGTACGAGCAGCTGGCCAAATCGGTCCTCAACTTCGAGGGCCTGGTGCCGAAGATCGATTGTCGGCCTCGCCGGGGCAAGTCGGCATGAAAGCCGGCGAGTCCACCCTCTGGAAGGGTGACTGCATCGTCCTGACCAAGCTCATGGGTGAGACGGTGCTCGAACTGACACGATACCTGGCGGACGGTTGCCCGACCGCCGGGCTCAATGATGCGTTCAACGCGCGTGTGAGCCTGATCGGTCTCCGAAACAGGATCATCGCAGCCTTCGAAAAACCCAAGAGAGAATCATGAATCAAGCGCAGGTCATCCAAACCGTATTCGGGCGTTCGGTCAGGAACGACCAGCAAGCCGTCTATCGACATATCCAGAGCGGCAGCCGTGTCTGCAACGTCTGGGTCCACACGAACAACCAGGTTCGTATCGTCTTCGACGACGGCCTGGTCGGGATCGTGACCTTTTCCACCATCACCCACGCCATCGACTGGCTAATCGCACATTCGAGCTGGTGGCCAGGCGTGCCGATCTCTGTACCGAAAGGATACGATGCCTCGGATCTCGAAGCGGCGGGCTTCACCATCCCCCGCCCCCATCGCCAGCACCGGCGCTACCACTACCTCAACTGATCCTGAGATCATCACGATCATTGATCCCGATCTAGGTCATATTAAACGGATCTATGATCCTGATTTGACAGGGTTCCCAAACAAACATCCTGACCTTCCTGTCAGGATGTCCATCTCAAGATCAACAATGGGATGGTCATACAAAGGCTCAAAGCCGATCCGCGGATCGGCTTTATTTTTTGGTCGAGCCGATTACCCTGACATAGACTTTGTCAGGCTCGATCCCTTCATCAATCCCTTCCAGGAGTACGCACCAAAATGGCTTTTAAAATCCTGACCCCGCTTCCGAAGAAGCGGGCAAGCAAGCCCGGCTTCTCAGTGACGAAGCAGGGCCAGGGCGAGGTCAAGCTGCCCGACGACATCTCCGCTCAGTTTCCCAATGGAACGAAGTTCGATGTTATGGAGGGCGACGGCCCCGACACCGGCTGGTATGCCCTCGTGCCCACCACCGAGAGCAATCGCCCCTCCCTCACCAACGGCCGGCTCCGCAGCCCACTGCTCGCCAGAGGGCTCGAGCCTTCCAAGCGCAAGGAGGTGACCTTCGAGGTGAAGGACGGCTCCATCTTCTTCAAGAGGCCTGGGTGAGGTTCTCTCTCACTCTGGTTTCCAGGAACGCCAAGACCGGACCAATGCCAGTTTCCACATCGAGCTCGGACACCTGTCCGAGCTCGTGTCGTTTGAGAGGCAACGGCTGCTACGCCGAATTTGGTCCCTTGGCGCTCCACTGGCGAAATGGTCTGACATTATCGTGGACAGAGTTCCTGGAGGCGGTCGCGGACCTTCCCCGGCGGCGCCCCTGGCGCTATGGACAGGCAGGTGACTTGCCGCGAGGGAGGGATGACAAGTTAGCACTGGCTAAGGCCAACGACCGGCGCAATGTGATAGCGTTCACCCATGACAGGGATCTGGACACCCTTCGCGAAATGACGGATATGGGATTCCATATCAATCTTTCAGCCGATCATTTATCGGAGGCAGACAGTCTGGCTGATACTGGGATGTCCGTGGCCACGGTCTTGCCTTCGGTTTATCATAAAAACAAGACGGAATCGCTCACGGAGTACCGAAACCGCTTGGGTGGGAAGCTGAAGCAGCTCACCCCAGCAGGCCGGACAATAGCAATTTGTCCAGCCACTTACAGCAAAACGACGTGTCTGGACTGCCAATTGTGTACGAGGCCCCGTAAAAACGGCGTCATCATTGGTTTTCCCGCACATGGAACGGGACGGCGGAAAATAGATGAAGCATACATAACGTAAACAGGAGAGTGCCTTATGTGCAGCGCCGACAACGAAGGACATGGTCCAAACGAGACAATTCAGAACCCGGCAGTGCAAATGGATTTGATGGAAGAGTTGGCCGAAGAAGTCGCCATGTATGTGGATGCCCATTGGGCGCCGGAAGAGTATGGACATCTTTTTGAGACATTCCGAAAGCTGAAGGCGTTCGTGGTGTATCAGAAGGAGCGTGACCGACCACTTCCTCATTTCGTTGAGCGAGTGATCGGGTACTACGACAGCCAGCTCAACTGAATGGGGTGGGTGAGATAGGGGGGATTGATATAAAATGCGATTGTTGTGGCGCTGTTAACACATCGGTATGCAAACCCGCAGGGGGACATAAAAATCCCATAAAAACCGCTTCCGAAATAAGACCACTTCGTGGCATTGGTCTCATCACAGGTGAGGCGCCGCCGGCCGGGGGCGCTTGGCAGATTCCGTAGAGGCGACCATGCTAGTCCCACTAGTACCAACGATACAAAGTAGAGTACAAATATCCAAACGCGTGATTTATAACTGGGCTCAGCGAAAGATTATTCCAGGCTGTATTCAAATCAATCGGACTTGGTTTGTATCTTTATCCATTCTAGAAAAATGGATTACTGAGCGGAAGGAACAATCATGCGAGAAATATACGAACGAGCCGACAGCCCCCACTGGCAAGCCTGGATTGTCGTCGGAGGCCACCGCAAGCGGATATCGACCGGTGTCCCCGTCCATCCAGATACCCCAGTCGCCCGTCGGCGAGCTGCCGAGGTCGCGAGGGAAAGGGAAGATCACGAGAACGAGGTTCTGCGAACACGTTCGCTCGTTACATTCCAAGATGCCGTCTACGCCTTCTTCAAACACAAGGAGCTAGCCCCACCCTCGGTCGAGTCCTACGAGCTGATGTTCGACTATATCTACGGCGCGCTCGGCAATCTACCGCTCGTCGAGATGAAGCCGAAGCTTCTCTACGAGTTGATCGCGTGGGGACAGGACCACGGCCTGGCTGACGGGCGCATCCGTCACATGCTGAAGGTGCTGTCGTCGCTGCTGAGCTGGTCGATCAAACACTACAAGCGCTACGACGACATGGTGGTGCCGGAGGTCAACACGGTCCTGCAGCTCGATCTCTCTGACCTGAAACGTTACAAGCGGGTTCCGAGAGCGTTGACGCCCGACGAGCTGCGCCGCCTGATGCAGGCGGTGGAGACTGAAGGCCGTGAGATCGACAAGGACATCTACAAACTTCTGGTTGAAACCGGTATGCGCCGCGAAGAGCTACTCGGCATGCCATGGCGGGAGGTCAATCTGGACGACGGCGTGATCCGCCTCGACCCCGAGCGGTCCAAGACCGACCAAGGCCGGTTTATCCCGCTGTCCGACACTGCGCTGACCATCCTGCAGCGCCGCAAGGCAGGGTCTCCTGATCACGATCACGTGATCACCTATCCGGACGGTCGGCGCATGACCTACCCGGAATATTTCTGGGACCGCATCCGCAAGGCGGCGAAGCTGCCTGGCGTACGAATTCACGATTTGCGTCATACGTTTGCGACGATGACGAGAGTAGGAGGACTGGCAAGAGAAGACAGGAAGGCCATCATGGGTCATTCGTCGGAAGAGGCGCATGACCTATACGCAGCGGCGAGCGTGGACGCGCTCCGCGAGGTGCTCAACCGAGCCTCGCCGCTGACACAACTGGAGCACAGAACTTGCACACCGACCTGACCACCCCATATAACTAATTGATACCA